CAAGAGAATCAGATATAAATTAATTATTTCTTCTCTCTCTTCTTGTGTTGCTTCATCAAAATCAGAATCTACTTCTAACCCAATATCCTCTAAGGTAACATTATTTAGGTGATCTATTTCGTGTTGAAACACATACGCTACTACATCTTTAATACGCTTAGTTTTTATTTGTCCTGTAGGTGTTTCATAAATAATATCTATTGTTTTATTACGAGGCACTAAATATTCTTTGCCAGGAAGAGATGAACATTGTTCTCTAACAAGCTGTAATCCAATAGCATTAGTAACAACTGGATTTATAAAAGTTTTGATTTCTTTATCACTAAAATCAATACAGAAAATTCTCTTATTATACCCGATACCAGGGGCAGACAATGATATTAAATTATTTTTTCTCATTGTTCTCTTGATATTAGATGTTATTTCTCTTATTAGTTTTCCATTTTTCTCGTGGTCTATTTCTTGTGCACGACCAACTTTAATTAAATCATCAAAATTTAAAACTTCTTTTACATCTGTTTTCATCAGTTAGTTTTCCTCATAAATATTAAGAGTATAGTCATCTACATCAAATAGTGCAATTAATTCCACTAGCACATCTTTATATACATATGTAATATGTGCTTCATCTTCATTAAGAGAAGTATTATCACTATCTCTTTCGCACTCTATATTCTTTTCAAGCTTGTTATAAACACTATTAAATGTATCATAATCATAAAGATTTATTACAAAATAGTTGTCTATTACATCACCATCTTCTGGTTCAAGCCCAACAATATCAATTAATTCAAGCTTATTTTCGTCCATTAGTTTTCCTCTAGCATATAATTAATTTAGCATATTTTAAAAACATTAAGAATATGATTTTAACGTTTCAAGTACTTTTGTATTCTCATCAATAACAGCTTCTTTTCTATCATTAATAGGAATTTTATCTAATTTCTTTTTCTCTTGTTTAAAGTATTTTGATTTCTTTTTCTCTTTATTTGGTTGATTAAGTAAAAACATTATATAGGACAATCTGTTATAATTAGCCTCTAATACTTTTACTTGTTCTCTTATTTGTTCTATATTATTTATAGCAGAAGAAGCTTTTTCTTCTGATAATTTTTCCATTTCTTCCAGAACGTGTTTCATCTCTACATAATCTGAAACCATACGCTCATAATATTCTCTTACGTGTCTTATTGCCATAAATCATCCTCAATTTCTATTTTGTAACAATTTACTATACCAGAATATGCCACGCATTGGTCAAGAGCAATAATCCCTTTATCAATAAATGGCTCAAAATGAGCTCTCACATCTTCAGATGAATCTATATAATACTCATCATCCCATTCTATACCAGAATTGTGTAAAAATGTATGACCCCAAGAAGTATGATAATGCCCACAAACAATCGTTTTATTTTCAAGAGTATAGCCTTGACTCCATTCTTTCATACCATTCAGCCATCTAGCTTTTTCCCAATTTCCCTCTTTCCAATAATTATCAATTTCATACTTATGTATAAGTATACCATCATTAAAAGTAGTTGGTATCCAACCATGTACAAACACATAATCACCAATCTCAGCATAATCAACTATGCTATCTAAATATTGCCGTAATTCTTCGTTTTCAGAACACTTCATAATAGCCGCATATATTTTTTCTCTATCAAATGGTTCATACATATTAGCAATATCACATACTGTTTTATCTGTACCATTATGTACATCGTGCATCATCCAATAACCACGATGAAATAATTCTTCTAGTAAATCCTCATGATTACCTCGTATGAGTATTTTTCTATTATCAGGTATACTGTTCATAAATTGAAGACACTCTAAAGGTTTATTACCTCTATCTAACAAGTCCCCACAATGTACTATAATATGATCATTATTATTTATATCAAACTCATTACTGTCTAGTGCAGACAGCATTTCATCGTAAAAACCATGCACATCTGCCAAACAAAATAGCGTTTTCATAATTAATTATCCTTATATAAATTAAGGGGATAAAGTTGATAAACCTTACCCCCTATTCTTAACCCCTAAATAACCTATTTTCTAATATTAGAAAAACCACCTAAAATCATTAAATATGTTATCGAAATATCTCAATGTTTTCTGAAACTCATTATAAGCTTTTTCTCCAGTATAATATGTCTTATATGGGCCAAATTTTTCATTAAAAGCTTTTAATGCTTCGAACCTATGCTCTTGCGCTATACTCAGCTTTTTATAGGCCTCTTTAAGCATTTCTTCTGCTTCCTTGCGAGTAGCATTGATTTTAGCCTGTGCCTCTTCTCTAACCTTTTTAAGGTTTTCTTGAGCTTCATCTACTTCTTTATCTGTAAGTTGTACTTTATCAGCTTCAGCTTTTTTAGCTTTACTGAGTGCTGTCTTTTCTTTCTCCACAGCAAGCTCATTTTCAGCTTTCTCTTCTTCAGCTTTAAAAAGTTCATCTTCACTATCAAACATCTTATCTAATTTTTCACTATAATATTTCATTATTTTCTCCTTTACATTTACCTAAGAACTTACCTATATGGGACTTATCTCAGGACTTAGTGTTGTCTTTATATTATAAGGTTATTTAGAGTTTTATACTATCTCTGTTTTCCCAAATATATTCTGAGAATATATGCCAATTGTTTTTAATTTGACTATATACATCTAATTTCATTTCATTAAACTTTTTACTTGGTGGCCAATCTGATAAAATAATTTCCCACTCGCATTTTGACCAATAATAGTATTTTAATGATAAATCTACATTATACAAAAAGTTTATTTTATCTCCCTTAAACTCATCATATAATTTTACTAAATCTTGCTTAAAACAATAATGATTAAAAATGTTGTATGTTTTTATACACTTATTATTAGGATCTTCTATATAAACGTTCCAAATTAATTCCATTGTTACTATAATTTTATCTTATAAATAATTTCAGAAAAATTTTCTGGTGTACAAATAAATAAAAGCTGTGAAGGTTTACTATTTAATCTTAAATTTGCAGAATAATCATCTTGACCAATTAATGAACCATTACAATAAAATTCTGTAAAGTTATTTTCATCAGCTGTAAAATGATGTCTATGTGCAGAAATTAATAAATCAATATGACCTTGTAAGTATGAGTTTAATCTGTCAACAATACCTCTTTGAGGGTCTTTGTCTCCGTGAACAGCTACTACACAATGATCAAATACATTGAAAATGGCAAAATCTTCTGAGAATGTATTTTCAATAAAATGTATATTTTTATTATTTGATAATCTTTCTTCAAGGAACCAATCTATTATTCTAGCAAAGGACTCTGTCTGTAAAGACTCCTTTTTATTTGGCTCTACTCTTGAATGATTATCAGAAACAGATACATAGTTAACATTAGTATGCTCAGATAAAACTGTCAAAAACTCTGCTAATATTTCTGAAATTTCAATAGTTTGCTGAACTGTATCTATTCTGTTATTAATTCTCAATGGAAGATGAATTCTACCAGAGATCATATCTCCAAGGTTAATTACATAAAGATCATCTATTGAATGTTCTTGCAAATGAATTAGCACTGTATTAAGAAGTGTTGTAATTCTTTCAACAGCAATATCCACATTATAAGTATTATAGAATAAATCTACATCTAACCCATAATGCCAATCACCAATACATAAAATAGCTTTCTTTTCAGCATTCTTTACATTAATATTTTTAGGTACATCAAATATTTTATTCTTTGAAATATTTGATGCAGCTTCAATAGCAATTTCTTTAAATGTTTCTTCCCTTGCTACAAGACGAGTAAGAGCATTTATCTGTAAACGCTGATCATTGAGTTTAACTCTTTCTTTTTTATATTCAAATATCTTATCTTCTGCCTGCAACAGCTGTGAAGCTTGCTTATCAAGAATTTTATAAGATTCTTTTCTATATTTATCTGCAGAATAATTACAATTTAACTCATTATTTATTACATCAGCTATATCATTCCAAGTTAAATCATATAAATCTCTGTAAAGATATATTCTCTTTTTATATTCTAATTCTGTCTCTTCAGGTCTTTTTATTAAACTATCTGTTGACATCATCACCAGTTTCTATATCTCCTTCATCTAAATCAATAACATCTTCAATGTCTTGTGAAGTTTCTTTAGCTAAAGCTAATACTTTATTCACTGTTTCTATGATCTTTTTTCTTGAATCTCTATCGAATTCTTCTTGACCAATATTTATTTGTTGGTTTAATTGTATGGTTGGTACTTTTACATCATCTAAAGACCCGTCCATCTTTGTAAGAGAATCCTGAATAGTTTTATAATATTTTAGTAAATCTTCATTACTAAAATTGTCAGGTCTTTCAGAAACTCTTGTAGTTATTTGGTCAACAATTTTATCCTGAGCTTCACTTAATTTACTGTTTCTAATAAGATCTTTCTTTTTTAATGATATATTAAATAACTTTACTATATCATTTAAATCATCTAAATTTTCTTCTTCTAAAATATATTTCTCAATATCTTTTGGATCAGTGTTAAGTTTTATTTTATCAGGTACCATTAGAAAAGCTCCTTGTAAGTGGAAACTAGTTTATTTTCTAACCCCTGCTCAGATGCATTAATGATTGGGCTTTTCATACTAGCAATGGATTTTATAATTAATTTTTCAAGTTTAGTAGAAGGCACAAATCTATACTCTATAGAATCTTCTAGCATAATAAAACATATCTTACCAATGCCAATATTAACTTCTACTAAATCATCTTCTGATAATTTCGCTTCAACTAAATAATCACAAATGCACAATTCAGCTAACTCTGATAATTTAGTCATAATAGAAGCTCTTATAGAATATATATTAGATATATCATTTAATAATTTTTGCTTCATCTCATCTCCTTAATTACTTTTTCAGGATTAGCTACTGTAAGTGCATATACACTCGATTCTAAATTTTTAAAATAACTTGATAAAGAAGCATTAAGTCTTTTTTGAATAAAAAACTTAATTAAATATTCTTTATTCCTATGATGATATTTTAAATCATTTTTAAGTATAAGTAAATTTTTTTCAAACATTTTTAACTCAATGAATAATCTGATAAAATTGAACAAATTTTATTATAGTCTTTTTTAATTTGTCTTAATTGGAAAGAATCAAACCCTATTTTTTCTAGTGCATCTTTATATGAATAACCATCAAGATTTACATATTGATATAATAACAAAGAATTAATAATTGAATCCAATTCCTCTATAGTTGGAATTTTTATTGACATTCCTCCAAAATACTCACAAAGATTTAATAACGCATCTTTATCAAGTATATATGCAAGTTCACTTAAAGTAGAATATTCCTTTACATCTCTTATTTTATATAAAACAAACAATATAAGAGAAAATGTATCTGTCATCTTTAAATTATCTAATTCTTTTCTAAGTGTATTACTCATTCGTTATAATCTTCTCCACTTATTTCCAAAAAAAGCATATTAGTTATTACATCATCAGATAATGCAAAATTTTGGCTAGACAATTCTGATAAATCATCTTTTATTTGTTTATATACTTTATTTGCCAAAATTTTTATATAATCTCTAAACTCATCATCTAAATGATATAGTATTAATGCTTCTTCTCTATTTTTAGAGTATAATCTACCTAATAATCTATATTTAGAATCAACTGAAGAATATGTATTATGTAATTTATCCGTATCTTGTTTTGTAAATGTGAGACCATTTAGTACTGTTAACAAGCAACTTATATAAATATTTTTCATTAATAGTTTATCATTCTTATAAAAATTATTTGTGTATACCAAATGTTTAACTGTTGTTGATAAACTATTTAAATAAAGAGTAACATCTGTATCTTTTAATGATTTATATAAATCTTCATTATACGCATATGAAAAATTACTCTCCTCAGAGTGTTTTGATAATTGCTGTGAATAATTTTGCTGTTCAAATTCTACTTTTCTGCCATATATAACAGCTTTCATATAATTTAAAACACTCTTTATTCTAGTTAAATATGGCTCACCATTTTCATCTACTTCGTTTAATTTCGGGTTAAAAAATAACCTATACATTACTTCTGTAGCTAAAAATATGGCAAATTCTTCATAATAATAACTTTTATTAAAATATTTATGTTTATGAGCTAGCATAAACCCTATATGGTATATATACTCAAAGCACTTATTCAGCTCTTGCTCTGTTGGGTTCCCCTTTTCTACTATTGAATCTACGTAAATACATAAATCTGTATATTTTAGGTTTGGTTTTGTAAATAACATTAAACTATCCTACTAAGTTTATCATCTCCCTTTATGATAATTATCTCATCATCTGCGGGTATTTCTAATTCGTCTGTATGGTGAGAAATAATATACACTGCTTCTACATCATTTAAGTAGTTGTTAATTAGTTCAAATACCTTACTCACACCAACGCTATCTAAAGAATCGGTAATTTCATCAAGTACGAGAATATTAGAAGAAAAATTTAAAAATGTACAAAGCATATCTCTAATGGCAAATTGAACAATTATATCTAATTTTTGTTTTTCTCCACCACTTAATACACTATAATCTTTCCCATCATATGAAATATCTATATTATTATTAGCTAATTCAAATGTGAGTTTGTCTGTACCGAACACTTCACTTGAATATATTTTAGCTCTCTTTTCAATAAATGTTATTACATTATTTAATAAATATCCTCTAAAATCACGCTTTACAAGTGTTTGCATTTTAGAATTTATATTTATACGATCGTTAATTATAGCTAATTGTTCATTGTTATTATACACTTTATCAGATAGTTTTTCATTTAATATAGTCAATTCTTGTATTTTTGATTGTCTGTATTTTATATTTTCTTCTAAATTATCAATTTGATTAGTAACATTAATAAGCTTTTTATCAACATTCGATATATTACTATTAATTTGTGATAGTTTATCACTATTAGAAGAAATATCCTCTGAAATTGTGTCTATATCAAGTCGTAAATCCGATAATTTATTTTCAAATTTAGCCTTACACTCTTTAATGTTATTAGAATTTATAAGCTGTATATCAGCAATTTCTTGTTCAAGTTGTGATATAGTATCTGATTTTTCATTTAATTCTAAATGTAGACTTGTAGTATCTATTTTTGATACATTAGGTAACTTTTGTCCACAAGTAGGGCAAATATCTACAATATTTTCTAATTCATTAATTTTATTTTTTAATGATTTTAAATCGCTTTTTATATCAACTAGCTCTTTTTCTTTAAGAGTAGTATCTATTTGCTCTACATTATTTAAACTTGTATCATATTCTAATGATAAATCCTTTAATTCTGTCTGTTTTTCATTTAAAAGGTCATGTAAAGAAATATCAAATTCTTTATATTCATCTAATTTAAGATTTAAATCTTCAAGCTCTAATTCTAAATCATCTCTTAATTTAATTAGTGTATCTTTATTGTCAATAGAAGTTAATTCTGATTTAAATTTATTAACACTGTCATTATTAATTTTTATAGATGTTTCTAAAGATAAATTATCATCTTGCAAAGTTCGTTGTTGCGCTGATAATTCTGATTTTCTGCTAGATAGCTTTTCTTTTAAATCCATAATCATAAAATCAGAATTAGAAAGTTTTTCAAGAACTTCTTTTCTACCAGCTGGTGTATTATTAGTAAATCTTTGGGGTAATCCTTGACCAAGTATAATTACCGAATTTAATAATGAAGAAGAAAGTTGTGGTATATACTCAACTAGTAGTTTTTCTGTATCTCTAATTCCCTTACCTGACTTATTCTCTCCATTAATATATATGAATAAGTTACTCGGGTTTTTAGTTCGTGTTATTTCATAATTTACATTATCTATATCAAAAGAGACTGACACTTCAGTTTTACCATTGGTATAAATATTAGCCACATCTTTAGCGCCACTAACTGTTTCTCCAGTTAGACACCAAGATAAAGCAGAAAATAAACTACTCTTGCCACACCCATTTGATTTTGCATTATCATCTGGGTTATTATTGATACCACCAACTAGAATATTACCTTGCTTATTTAAGCATACTTCCGCCTTTTCATAAGACATAAAATTAGAAAGTGATAATTTTTTAAAATAAATATTAGCCATTTATAATATCTAATTCCTCTAGAACTAAGTCTGAACTACCAATCTCATTTAAAACAAATTTTCTAAACTCATTTATATGATCCATTGATAATGTCTCAGTTATAACATTATTATTTTTACTATACTCTACAATAACTCTTGATGCTAAAATGTTTTCATTTTCCGATATTAGTTGCTTTACATAACTTAGTTTATCTTCTGTTGTGGCTATAGTTATTACAGCATTTTTAACTTTATCAATATCAGAAATATCAGACAACTTGTAGAAATTTATTGCATAAGGATTGGAATAAACTTCACATTTTAAAGTATCTGTATCAAGTATCAGAATTACATGATCATATAAAAAAGCATTCTCTGAGAAATTTTGCCCAGTAAGATTACCTACATTTATTATTTTATCTGTAAGTTTAGAACCATTATGTAAATGACCATTAATAAATAAATCACAATTTGATTCTATATCATTAATTAAAAATCCATCTTTAGATATAAATTTACCGAGCTGTACCCCAGATATATCATTGTGAGAAAATATAATTCGTTTTGAAGACTGCTGTGCTGAAAAATACTCATTGATAGACGATTTTCTATCAATTTCAAGTATATATGGTAAATAGCATAATTCAACATTATCAACAACTTCAAATGATGGCTTATCTATTACTTTATTTATACCACCATTAAATATATGTGCTGAACTAAATATTAAATTATTTATTCCCATCTCATGATTACCAACTAAAAATTTATGTGGTCTATTATTCCATTTAATTTCAGAAAATGCAGTAATTTCTGAAGCATTTAAAGTTGGTTTATCAAAGAAATCTCCAAGATATACTACCTGCTCACAATTACCCGTTATAGTTTCTGCCCAGTTAATTGACTGTATGCAGTTTTCTAACCTTGTAGAATATTTAATACCCCTTGTTCTTAATATAGAAGAATATTCACTAAAATGTATATCTCCAACAATACCTATTTTCATATAATTACATCACACCCAGCTCTTTAAGGATACTAACAGTATCTGCTTTACTCATATTTGACTTAACATCAATATCAATATTATTGTCATTGATAAAATCAACAAGTTCTTTTTTAGTAAATTTTGTTTTAGTAAATTTAGGTAGTTCTGAATATTCAGATACTTCAACATCTGCATCTTCAGCTTCAACTTCCATAGTTGCATATTCATCATCAGCTTTTATGTGGGTTACCAAAAATTCAGTACCTGTTCCGTCCTTCATTTTAACTACAGTCTCAACATCTATACCTGATTTTACATTAAAAGTAACTGTAGCTCCAATATCAAAATTCCAAACTCCATCAAGTCTAAATGATGAACCCTCTTGTACATCAATAAATTCTTTACCTGTAAATATTTGTGCTGTTCTCATAATATCTCCTATAATGCTAGTATTTTAAACACAATATAATTCTGTATAATATCGGTATTTATTTTACCTAATTTTATTTGTAAATCAAGCGAGGTTAATAATTTATAAATATAAATTAATTCTTCTCTTGAATATTTATTACAATTATATTTTTGTATAGCCCAAAACTGTTTACCACTCATACCAAGTGTTTCTGCAGAAGCATTCCGAGCCAGTTGTATGTCTATTACCTGTTTAAAATTTTTAATTAACAATGCCATAAATGCAAAGGCATCTACTTTAATGTCTTTTTGATAAATTAATTTTAATTTATTTTTATCTCTCTGTAAAAGTGCATTAGTTATATCAAAAATTTCATATTCATCTTTAGACAATAATTGATTTGACAATATATCAAAATAATTATCATCAAATATTTTTAATTTATTTGATTCTATATCTAATTTATAAATATTATCATATTCATCATACAGTTTTTCAGCTTGCTCTATAGTTATAGAGCATTTAGATGATATATAATCTACTATTTGCCATTTCTCTAATTTTGGTAATTCTATTATTGATTTATCAAAATTATCCCTAATATCTTTGGATACGCTTTTACAATATATCCAACCTTTAAATGTTTTTGGTATATATTCAAGTTTGTCAGTTTTAAACACATCTAAACTAGAATTATCAATATCAAAAAACCCCATATTATCATATAAACCATCTACTAAATTTAACTCAATAAAATTATTGTTTATAAATATATGGGCATATTGATCAAATATAAATTCTGATGATAAATCTTTTCCAATAAATATAAATAGATTATCATCAAACAATAGTGTATTATTTTCTATTTCATTTTTAAATGTTGCTAATTCTATCATCTAATATTTGTTTCAATTCTAATAGATAATTATCAATTAAATATGTTTTATTTACATTTAATACATACAAATTATTACACAAGTTTTTAGTTAGTATCATTGCCTTATAATATTTACTATCATAACTATTAATATAATATTCATAAAGCAATTCTATAAAAATATTTATAAATAATTGTATATCAATGTCTGTTGATAATTTATTACGAATTGATAAAGCATTAGAAATATTTGCTTTATGCATATTATCAACAACATTTTTAGCTAAAGTTCTTATTTTTATTAATGTATCTTGTTCTACATTAATAATATTATAAGGTGTGTTTAATAAAGTTAATTCTTCTTTTGACCAAGATTTATTATATGCATTAGAAATATCACATAGTTCTTCTATAAAATAAGGTTGCATAGAAAATATTCTGCATCTATTTGCTATAGTTTCTAACAAAATATTAAAATTATAAATAATAATTGTTATCCAAGCATACTCAGGTGGTTCTTCTATAAATTTCAAAAGTGTGTTTTGAAATCTTTCCAACCTCTTATTTTCACTTAAAGCATCTAAATCTATCAAATACATTTTTGGTAATGACAGATTATACATTTCATTTAATATGTCTGAGTTTAATTCATAATCAATAATTGTCTTTTCTAATTTAAACTTATCACATATATAATTATATATAGTATGTCTGCCACTACCAAAATTACCTGATATAATTATAGATTTTGGTAATTTATCTATAGAGGTAATTTTATCTATATTTTCTATTATGTTTGTTTGTCCAATTATATTCATATAAATCTACACATTTGAGCAAATACAATTTCAATAGTAACTTTCTCATTATTATCTACTTTAATCATATTTTTAAGCTCTAACAACTTATCTACAAAATATAAATAATACTTATCTGGATTATTAAACCCTATAGCTTGTTTAACATTTTCTTCTAAATGTGCTGGTAATTTTGTAACTTGAATATCACCTGATAAAATATATTTTAGTATATCAAGACAAAACTCTGTAAACAGATCTACAAATTTTTTGAGATTAGCACCAGAATTATATAATTTTTCTATGATGAGTTGCACTTGATTTATGTTACCATCTATGATACTATTAATCAAATTAAAATAACTATCATATGATAAATTACCCAATGCTATAAGTGTTTTTTCCATTGACATATTTTTATCATAGGAAATACAGGTTTCAAGCATACTTATAGCTTTTCGTACCTCACCATTGCATATTCTACTAATATAATTTATAGACTCTCTCCAATTATTTATATTAATACCATTTGCACATTCAGCTTTACAAATATAATCTAATTTTGCTTCAATTAGCTGAGAAGGTACTCTGGTAAAATTAAATCTCATACAACGATTTTGTATCGTTTCTGGGATCTTATGCGGATCAGTTGTACAAAAAATAAATATAGTATATTTTGGAGGCTCTTCTATTGTTTTAAGAAATGCATTCCATGCCTGTGTCGACAGCATATGAGCTTCGTCTATAATATAAACTTTATAATTACTGTGTATAGATCTTTCAGATGCTGAAGCTACAATTTGCTTTACATTATCTACACCATTGTTAGATGCTGCGTCTATTTCTATTGGTAAGCCTAAATGCTCGTTTAATTCATTTGCAAATATTCTAGCCAGTGTAGTTTTACCTGTACCACTAACACCTGAAAATATCATACAATTAAAAATGCTATTAGTTTCTAATTGTTGTTTTAGTATTCTAACTACAGACTCTTGCCCTATGACTTCTTCAAACTTATTTGGTCTATATTTTGTATATAAAGATTCCATATAACTACTAACTACCTATTGAATTTTAAAACTTTTATTTGGAAGCCACCCTTCCCAAGCTATTCTTGTACATTTACCTACAGCTTTAACTTTTGTCATTTTTCCCATAAGCTGTAATATTTCTATATCAAGTATTTCTTCGGGTGGCACTGTACCATGATTCCAATTTTCTGATAAAGAAAAATTTTCAGGTTGATTTATTATATAATTTTCAATTTTTATAGTAAATTTATCACCAACATTTATACTACTTTTAGGTATATTATCAACACAACCAACAGTAAAGTGTGTAGTTTCTCTCCAATTAGTAGGTAATAAATGTTGTACTTTTTCTAATTCTCTTAATGTAAATTTATTAATCTGTTTCATCAGTAAAAGTAGCAATCATATCTGCTACGTGAAGTAAATTAGCTAATGGGTATCTATGGAATATACTACTTATATTAATACCAGTAGAATCATAACCTTTACCAGCATGGTGGTTAAGAATAGCAGCAGACTCAGCTACTTTAAGTGGTATAAATTGTCTCACCATAAATTCAGCAGTCTCTTCATGATTACCATAAATAAACCTTTTATTATCTGGTATAACATTCCAAGTTTCTTCACTTACCCAATCATACCTTCCAAGTTCGTCCCATTTACTACCTGATTCTGAATATACCTTTTTATTTCTTACACCTTTTTCATAATAGTTAATTTTTGACATATCATGTAAGAGTCCACAAATAATTATACTCTCTTCAGGTATTACATCTTCAAGATGCTTATTTTCAACTAGCCTTTTAAGATTATAATATACATTAAGTGAATGGTCTGCTAAACCCCCTATAAAACAATTATGAAATTTTGTACTTGCTGGTGCTGTAAAATAATCTGCATCTTTAAGCTTTTTTATTAAGCCTTCAATATCAGCACCAGGTCTATCTATTTTTCTTAGCAAAGAACATATCTTATTTTCCAAAGAATTTAATTCTACAGCAGATAAATCAAGTTTCAACATAATAACTAACCTCCTTTTTATTTAATTATATAATAATTAATACACAAAGTAAACACTATTCGTTATAATATTTCTCTAAACTTTCAATAAGAAATCCCATTAGTTTATCATCTATAACATAATAGTCTTTTTTATCTTCATAATTAAAATTAAAGGCTATACAATTATTTTCAAACCTATGTACAAAAGCTTCTTGTTTATTTTTTTCTATCCAATCTTTCTTTATAGAAAAAGATTTAGCAGGTTTCATACAAGTTTTACATTCAATGCACAAAGAGGCGTCTTCTACATAGACATCTCCGCCTGAAAAAGCAGAAGCACCTGAGTTAGAAGACACCTTACCATTAAATTTTTTAGCTATTCTATTCTCCTGTACACCAGAAGCAAATCTTGTAGCATCTTTATTTTTAGTCAAAATACTCCCCTTCATCGTCTATTAATGAATAAAGTAATTCAGCTTCATCTGGGTCAAGCCATACTGGCAAAGCATTACCAAAATTATTATATTCATCATAGTTATAATCTATTCTAATAATGCCCTCAATTTCTTCCTTAACAACACAGATATAACCAGCCTTAAATAGAATTTTCAACACAGTACCAACTGTATTATATAGATCTTCTCCAAAATTTTCTTCTGTAAGTACAATAGTTTCAAACTTTTTATTCATTAGTATTCCTCTTCTTCAGCTCGTGCTCTAGCTACACTATCACCAAATACTTTATCAACTTCACTATTAAGCATCTGCTCAAATGCATAGTTATAAGGAGATTCTTTTTCTCTTATTCTATCATATACAGCATCATATAATGCTTTCCATTCATCTAAATGTTCATTAAAATAAGTAGTTACATTTGCCTTACCTCTTATTTTAATTTCTTTACCTTCAGAATCGAGTTTAATTTCTCCAGTTTCAGGATCTATAATTTTATATGATCCTTGAGTACTATTGTCTATTAAACCAAAATGTAAAGCGGCTTCAATAGTATCAGATAAAATATCAACACCTCTTGTATAATTTAATCTATATGAGCCACCTTTTCTATCCCATTTATTAGTCTTAGTTTTTAATACAGCTACATTTACAATGTGGCCAGCAGGTGATTCTGCTGTAGTTGAAAGTTTATTTCCATCAGCATCAAAAAACTCACCTCGTTTAAACATTAACCTAGAAGAGCAAGCGTGTTTCCAAGCTCTACCACCAGGAGTAGTAATTGGATTTCCATAACCTGACATATTCTCACGCACCTGATTTATTGCAATAAGTGTAGCGTGATATTTTCTAAGCAACCCTAATGCCGTATTAGCAAACCTTGTTAGAGATTTAGCAATACCACCCATTTGATATTTTTCCATTGACTCATCAGCAATTTGTGCTGGTACAAGTGTAGCAATACTATCAAATATGAGTAATCCAACTTCACCTGTTCTCAAAAGATTTAACGCCATATCAAATATTTCTTCTGCATTTTGACCTTCCGGCCTAATAACAATAGTTCTTACAGGTGCTTCTTCTGATAAATCATACCCAAATACTGCTGCCCAAGTTGGATCTAATGTACCTTCATTATCAAGAAAAATAATACATCTCGGATCTTCTGGATTACGCTTTAATTCTTCTTTTATGTAAGAAGCAGCAATCATAAATGCTGTAGTAGTTTTACCTGAACCTTCAGCACCACTTAATTCAATTATTCTGCCTTCAGGTATTCCGCCATACAGACAATAATCAAGCATTGGAGATCCAAGAGAAAGAATGCCATCTACCTCTAAGCTATCTGCACCAAATTTTGCAACATTATCTCCATACCTCTTTGATATATCTTTTAATACACCATTTAAAGTTAATTCAGCCATCAATCTTCTCTTTCATATTTGAAACTAAAAAATCATATAATTTTTCTGCACTATCTATAATTAATTCTACTTCTCTATCGTTTTCTGTATAATATAGCCTTGAAATGTCCCAATCTCTGCCAAAATCAGTTTCCCAACACCACCAATCAATCCAAGAAGCTTCATCATCAAATACATACTGTAGTAGTTTTACTAAATAATAATCACTTTGATGCCACCCACAATCAATAGTATCTATATTATATTTTTGATATAGCTCACTTAATACATCGCTTTCCTTACACAGTGCATTTAGAATTTCAACAAATTCTTCTTTAGAAAACATTTTCTTCATTTAATATTTTCCTCCCAGTTTGCATTGAAACAAGTTGAGACTCCTGCATTCTATGGCTAAGAATTTTAGACAATGTACTCACCATTGTTTCTGCAGCCGATACTTTAGCTTTAATAATCTTATATGCTCTATTATAAAGATCATTTACTGTTTTATCATATATAGAAGCATTTTCAGAAATTGCTTGACTTTCTGCAACAGTAGGCTTTTTAGCTCCAACCTTACCATCTGTAGAGTGTTGATGTTCAAGATATTTGGTATTATAAGTTTCCTGTGCTTTTGATTTACTAATGGAATCAAATATACCAAGTCTTTCACTTTTTTCACACATAAAATATAAGCAATTTGAAAGCTCCATAAAATATTTTTCAATAGTGTTAATAGCTGGGTATTCATCATTAATAACATTATTATAAATATTTTCCATAATTTTATCTAAATCGGAACTATATTCTGAAACAATGTCATTAATAATATTTTCTATATAGCTAACATCAACACCAATGGTATCAAGAGAACTGTTAATTTTATCAATATCCATATCTAATCTCCTTCATTTAAATTTTGTAATACAGAATAATCAGAATCCATAAAAACTCGTAATTTTGTTGATGGTATTTCAATTATATTATAACCTTCATCAAAAGCTTTTATACCTACTGATTTTTTACCCTCAGCCTTTAATTGCTTAATAGTAGTTGCTGGTATGTAAAATACTCTAAATTTTTCATATAAATATAATAACACACCCGCCCTTATTCCGTAAATATTAGATTTTTCTAGCAATTTGGGATATTGAGAAATCTTATCAAAAGGAATACTAGCACCTTTATGAACTTTACATTCTATATAGAACATATTAGGATATGAATAGCATATAAAGTCTGATACATTACTTATATTAACATACCCACTAGTTACATCATAAAGTCTTAATATATCTCCTTCAGGAAAAGACTTTTTCCAACCCTCTTTAAAATGCTCTTCAAATGCTTTTCCATTAACTGCCATTAATTAGTTCCTGTACTACCAAAACCACCTCTGCTTTTTTCATTCAAATGTTCTACTTCTTCAAAAGAAATTTCAGGTTGTTTTTCCATAATTCTAAATTGACAAATTCTATCATTCTTTTTAATAAATGTATGTTCTACAGCATAAGCAGAAAATTTCCATTCATCTTCTTCTCCAGAATAAGAATTATCTATTATACCCATATGGTTAGCTTGAATAACACTATATTTTTTAAATGTACTACTTCGTGGCACAATATGAGCTTCATAACCTTCGGGCAGAATCATTCCAACACCAAGTGGTATAAGTGTATGTTCACCTGCTTCAAGTTCAATATCTTTTGCAGCTCTCAAATCTATCCAATCACCTTTTGATATTTTCTCAATAGGCTCTATATCTGTAAAATATTTTATCTTAATTGTTTTCATTTGAATTAGCTAGTATTTCTCCTAAAGTATCATATTCACCTATTACTTCACCACAATCATACAAATTACCAAGAATATCCTCTTTATATAGAATATTGTCTATAATATGAAAACATTCTGTATGAGGGTTATCAGTTATATTTGTATTAATTACACCTTTATGCGTTAGTATGTACTTCTTCATTTATATTCATCTCCTTATCAACAATTCTTATCTTAAGGTTAGTGCTACTGAAATCATGTTGTCTTGGAAGATAAATAACTTCTTTACCAAGAGTAGACAGCAGGTCTTTATTTTCCCAATCTTTACCCTTATGATCATCTCCCAAGAAGTACACATCATAATTAAAACTCTTTAGCATTGTAGCAGCATCATATTTATCATAATATGGAATTACTTCATCTACCCATTTTACTGCCCTTAACTGCATATATCTTTCATATATTGTCTGTACAGGATCTTTATAATTTGGACAACAATGCAGTGCTACAATAAGATAATCACAATACTTTTTTGCTTCTTCTATAGCTATTAAATGCCCTGGGTGAAGAATATCTGCTACCATAGGGTATATACCAATTTTCATATTATAACCTCTCAGTTTCTAAATCTATCACTAATAATTTTTGGTACACAAGTTTTCCAATTAATTGTGTGATGTAGTCGTGGGTGGCTCTCTCCCACCATAGCAATTTTTACACTATGTGGACAAGCCAATATAGAATAAAATGATTTTACATATGTACCATAAGCTTTATAAGCCTCTGTATTACCACCTTTTCTTGATTGAGTAAGTACCTGACCTAAATTAACTATAGGTGTCTGTAAAAATATTTCTCCCCTTTGACCAAGAACTGTGTATGCATTTACATCGTCGTTAAACCTACCTAAGAAATAAAAATCATCTTCAGGCTTACCAACCTTAAAATAAAATGTATTCATAGCTTTACGCTTAGCCTGGGTTTTCCAAACATGACCATTTACACCACCAGCCATTTCGCCATTTTGTGCAAATGCAATAGTTCTTACACCAGTAGAATCAAGAAAATCAAGCATAGCTTCACAAACAGCATCAAAGTCTTCTATATTCATAGATCTTAGTACTTGACCTTCAGGTACTCTATATCTAAAATCAAGATAATCGTCTTCGAATTCTGCAAAATAGTCAAGCTTAAGTTCTCTTGCTATATCAAAACATACATTTCTAGCATATACAACTACATTTCTGCCATCAAAATTATCATAAACATCAAACTTTTTAGCAACAGCTGCTTTATCAAATACAATAACTCTATCTTCGCCAAAAAGTTTTCTATACCCATCTACAGTATCATCTTCATTATCAATAATGAAATAATATTTACCAGTATACCCAACTTTTTGTAGAGTTTTTACAGTAAAAACCTCATCAGGTCTACCATGAGATAAAATGAATATTGCAAAATTATCCCTTACCATTTTTAGTCTCCGAATCTTTAGCTATGGCCTCTTGTACAGAAGTCTGCTTTCTAGCTATATCCATAATTCTATTCTGCAAAGTTACATAACCATTAGCAATAGCATCATTTAAATCTATGATAACTAATGCTGATTTTTCCATTAACGCTTGCATTTCTTTACCCTGATGAGCATAATAATCAGCTATCTTGCCATAATTAAATACCATATGACGAGTAGCAGCTTTAATTAAAAAGTCTTTCTGATCATCACTAATTGAAGCTGTTTTAATCTCATTTACAAGTTCATCATACTTGTGTGTTGAAATTAATTCGTGTACACTTGGACATTCAGCTTTAGGTAGATACTGTGGTATAGAAACTTTGCCCGTATATCTTGCATCTTCTTCTGTTGTTTCAATATCAAATAACCCAAATTTATCCATAATTTACTCCATTATTATACAATCTCAGGAACAATATTGTAAATATTATCTTTAACACAAACAATAGCCTGATTATCTCCAAAATTAAATGTAATAAATTCTCCAGTTGAAGAATCAAGAATAGATTTTATATCTGTAAAATCAAGCACTGCTTTATATTCATCACTTATAATAGACTCATTAGCATAAACAATTTCTTCTTTATTTACACTATTCATATCACTAATTATAACTTTATTCTTCTCAAAAGTAAATACACCATAAGTTCTATCTATAGCTGAACTTTTATCTGAGAAAATAAACAGTCTATTAATTGCCTGAAGCATTTCTACTCTATTAATAGTTACAGAATATTTATAATCTTTATATGCTCTATCTCTAATTACCTTAACTGGCACCTTTTTAATAGAAGCTTCATTTGTAGGCAATACTGCAGTTAATTCAATATCAGCAGTTTTAAACTTTGCTTTTGTCTGGATAAGTTCTTCTGACAGTTTATCCTGACCAATAGAAAACTCTACAATATCAGATTTAAATAGCTTAAACAGTTTAACCAATTTAGAATTAAGTAATAGCTTAACATCTTCATCAAGCTCAAACTTATTTACACACGCACCAGAAGTAAATGTAATAGCACCTTCATTATCTACATAGTATAAACTCTGTACAGGATTATTAATAACCTTACCTATAAGCTGCTTACTATTATAGGTAAAAATACTATCTAGAATATCACCACTTATACTAAATGAATTAGTAACATTATCTATAGTTATTTCTGGAAGTTTAAGCAACTCTGTGCCATCATATACAAGCGGAAGCTTATATTTACCATTACCTGTAATTAACAAACAATTATCTGATATATCCATAGTAACTAATTCAGTAGTTATCTTTGAAATTAGTTTAAGGAAAAGCTCAGCATTTACTGTTGCGTGAAAATCTTCAGCTATATTTGTTGACAGTTTAATCTTAATGAAATACTCTCTATTGGTAACCTGTAAATACAAATTATTATTATTCAGTACAAGCTCCAATGTTTCTGTTATCTCTGACAACCCATTAGAATCTACAGCAAAGAGAATTTTAGAACAAATATTATTTAACTCTTCTGTTTTTAGTGTTATTGACATATATTACCTCATTAATCCATTAGTTTTACATCATTAATTTGTAAACAAAATTTCATATCTAAATACTCTGCAGCTTTCTTACACAGCTGCATTCTACTATAAAATGTATCATAGTAATCAAGTACAGAACTATAGTTTGTATTAAGTTTTAACTTAAGTGTTATTACTCTACTATCTTTATCAGCTGTTAATATAGAAGAATCTACAGAATAATGTACTTTATCATAAATATCAAAAGTATTTAGATCTTGTTTTCTAACTCTGCTTCTTCTTACATCAGATTTGTCTGCAATTATAAGAGCAGCTGCAATAGGGCTAACTGGAAATCCTGTAGTTACATCATGATTACCAATAGCAGATATTATTTTTAAAATATCTTCTAATTCATAACCATTCTTTAAAAGAATATCATATGCTAATATTGCGCTTGAATGAGCATGATCATGCCTATTCACAACATTACCAATATCGTGCATATACCCAGCAATTTCAGTTAACTCTATTGTATGCTCGCTATAACCTAATTCTGATAATATATTGCAAGCCATTTTAGCTACACGAGAAACATGGGCTAAATTATGCTCTGCAAATTCCATGGCTGCAAGACAAGAATCTGAAGCACCAATATATGGAATTAAATTTAATTTTTCTACTATATTATGTTCCATTTATTATATTATACTATATTTTGTATTATTTGTAAATAATATTTGATATAAAGTCATCAGTTACTTCTGAATGATTATCTTTCAATAACTCATAAGCTTTTTCTTTATCATATTTTGATAAATAAGTATTATATTCTTTTTCTAATTCTGAGCTATATACATCTGCATACCACGATTTAAAATAATCAGCATCACATTTCATAGGTACATTGACTTCAGGCTTTGCAGAATTAATCATAATATTAGACAATAATTCTTTACATCTTTCTTTATTTTCTTCTGGACATTCACCTATCAATTCATCGTGTACAGCTATTAATAATCTAAAACCTAAATCCTTAAGTTCTTTATTATTATAAACATCTATCATAGCGCGCTTAGACATAGAAGCAGCACCGCCCTGAATCCTTGCATTTACACACTGTCTTTCAGCTTGTGATACAAAACCTGTATTGTTATATATTGTTAAATTATCTTTTTCTGCTTTTGATTTTATAATATTAAAATCGTTAGCATTTTTACATTTATCTAATTCTAATAAATATTTTTCAATTAATGTATTATTAATAGTATAATTTACACCAGAACTACCTATTAATGGGTTAAATGTTGAAAATTTATTTTTAGATTTAACTTCATATCTCGGCCTTTGTATATCAGGTAATCTTCTTCTTCTACCCCAAATATCTTCTACATAGCCATTTTCCTTTGCGAAAGCCTGTGTTTCATTTATCCATTTACTAACTTTTGGAAATTGGTTAAAGAAACTAGATCTTATATCACTTGCCTCTTTTGTAGAACAGTTCAAAGACTCTGCGATAGCAGGTACTGACATACCGTACATAATTCCTAACAAAAGTACCTTGCAAGCAGATCTTCTTTTCTTTCCATCTGGGTTAATACTGCCATCAGGTCTAAATTCTAGATTATCTTCATACTTATTATGATAAACTCTTGATGCGATTGTAGCATATAAATCTTTTCCATCTTTATATGCATTTATCATATTTTCATCATCTGAATAATGTGCTAATAATCTAGGTTCTTGCTGGCTAAAGTCGCCACCACACATAACATAACCAGGACTTGCTGTAAATAGCATTCGTATAGAATTTTCATGCGAAGGTATATTTTGAAGATTTGGATCACTTGAACTAAACCTACCTGTAGCTGCTCCATACTGGTTAAAACTCGTGTGTAATCTACCATCTCTCTCAGATATACATTCTGGTAATTTTTCAATATAGGTATTAACAAGTTTCATTAATCCTCTATATTCCAGAATTAATTTACACAGAGGTAAATCTATTTTTAGTAATATATCTTCACCTGTACCTCTCGGTTTTTTCTTATCAACTACTGGAACTTTTAACACATCATACAGTAGTATTGCAAGTTGTGTTGGCGAAGCCAAATTTACAGGATTTTCTAATTGTTCAGATTTAGATTTACCTAACCCATTTCCTGTAGATTTTATTGGGTGATGGTTAGCTTCTTCTGTTAATCTCCATTTTGCAATTACATCATCATATTTAGATAATTCTTTATCTACTCTTGATTGCAAATTAGCTAATTTATCATCATACTTTTTTCTTAATCTGTCAGAATATTCTAAATCAATACAAACACCTGTTAATTCCATTTCAGCTACTACAGGTATTACAGGAAACTCTACATTAAATAATAAATCAAGTAATCTACTATTTTCAGGTTTATTTAACTGTTTATATTGATATTCATATAGTTTATATGTTTTAAATGAGTCGGTAGCTGCATATAAAGCGAATAGCTCAGGTGCAACTATTGCATAATCTAACCCTTCAAATAAATGCTCAATAGAATATTTTTCTTCATTAGGATCAATTTTCATTACATATTGATCTTTTAACCTTGCAGATAATTCATTTTCATCAAGCACCTTTGCAGCTATCTGAGAATCCCAATAAATTGGGAAATCACAATCACAAGTACATTTAATTACTTCATAATCAAATTTACCATTATGAGTTAATATTTTTATATTTTTAAGTTTTTCTATGCCTTCTTTTATTTGTTTCTCATCTAATTGCCAACTTAATCTCTCGCCTGTTTCTCTATTTATATGATGAACAGGTACATACGCTGCTGGCAATCCAGGTGCATATAAACATAATCCCATTAACATACAAGTTAAAGGGTCTAAGCTATTATTAGTTTCAGTATCAAGAGCTACAATACCTATATCAACACACTTATTGATATAATCATCATATTCTTCTTTAGATTTTATTACAATAGTTGAATCTGCATATTTACCTAAAATTTTATTTACTGATTCTTTTATTGTAACTAATCTTTCATCAACAGAAAAACTTTCTTTCTTTTTATGATGTGATTTTTTAGGATTATTTACTTTATCAAGAAGTTTATTTGCTTTATTTTGAGTTGTCTCTAGAACAAACTCCTCCCCCCACAAATTCATCTAATATCTCCCAAAATGTTCTACCATTAACTGGCTCTGAAATACTATTAATATATTCGGCATATGCTTTGGATTCTTCTTCAGTTAAATCAACCATATCACCGAACAATTCTTTTGCTTCATTATACAATTTCATACTCATTTTGTAAATCTTAAAAATAAGCCAGGAGTTATTAGCCCCTGGCTTTAACTATGATTAGTAATATCTAGTTGGCCTTTGCAAGCTTCCCTGATCCATTGGGGCTGGACCACCATATGGCTGTTCGTACCCATTAGGTATTGGCGTTGGTGCCATATTAGGGTTAGTTTCTGCTGTAGTAACTGTCTGATACTGATTTGGGTTACCAGCAGAAGTAGGTGGTGCCCAATTAGTATTAGGTACTGCAGAAGATTCCTTTACTCTCTCTGGAAAACTACCTGTTCTCATATAAGTAATCATCTCATCAGCTGTCTTATCAAGTACCATTCTACCAAGTACTGAAAAACCATTAAATGCTGATATATCTACTCTATAAGCTTCTGTAGTATAAACCTGTGGATTAAGGTTTGGAATAATATCATATGTTGTATCAAGACCTGAACCATGTCTGATAATCTTGCACATAATATTTGTAAGTGGACCATAGTTATCAATATAACTCTTAAGCTTCGGTACAAATACTCCTGCAGGTCTATCCCACACTACAGCAATAGGTTCCCTTGTATTTGGGTCATACTGTAGCATCTTAATAAATACTCTCTGCTTTACCTTTTCACCAGAATTACAGAATGGGCACTTATCAAGTGGGTCATGTGGTGTTCTGATACAATTAACATTTCTGTTAGGGAATGAACTGTTACCCACAGTAACAGGGTGGACAGTAAGAATTTCAAGGTCAGATACCTGATCACAAAGAATTCTTACAATAGCTTCATCTCCGTCAGATTTGAGTGAGAAAAAACCAACATCAAATTCTGCATCATTTCTTGAAGTAACTTCATCATAACTAATCTGTGCCATATTAATCTCCTTTTACAAAACTTTCTTTATCTTTAGCACTTAATTATATTATATATTAATACTCAATAAATGTAAACTATCTCACATCAGTTTTTGGGTCTATTGAGCATAAATATCCTTCTTTTCCAGACTTATTTTTCTGTTTTTCCCAGTAACTACGCTCACATGGAAAATATGTTATATCTATAGGTTCATCATTTTCTATTTTATAAACTACAAATTCTTTAGTTGATTTTTTATATTTAGCATATCTACCATCACGCCTAACATAACCTAAAATATCTCCACCCACAGGTGTTTTTGCGAGCTTATCAGCAGCCTCTTCATACACCCTAGAATTTGGAAACTGACTAAATGTAAATGTCATTTTATCCGGATACTGTACATCATTAGATCTACCATCTTTTGTCACATGGCTTCTAAAATGACTTCACTTCTCACGCTCGTTATCAAATCTTTCTTCAATTTTATTTATTTTCATTATTCTTCTTTCTGTATTTCTATACTATGTACACTATCCAATTTATACAGATCTGCAATTAAATCAAGTATTTTAGAAAAAACATTATCCACACATTCTTCTTCTGGAAATAATATTAATTCTGATTTTTCAACACCTTCTGTGTAATCTAAGAAAATACTCGGAGAAGTGTCCATAAAAGATACCCAATCGCAAGACCAAGACATCCTATAATGTTCCAATTCCTCAAATAATATGAGTTCATCAAAACACTTTTGATTCGCTTTACAAGCTTCATCATAAGAAATATTCTCCTCTTCATTACAATATAGGTAATTAAAAACTAAACCATGTTTAGCATAAATACTATGAAGTTCATTTACAATATTAGATTCTTTATCATAGTGTCTAAACTTGACTTCTACTGTTAAATATGCACTCATGATATAAGCTCCTTGTTATTTACAACATAATTACATAGTTATTATATCAAAGTATTTATATCTTGTAAATATTTAGATTTATCTACTACACTTAAATTTGTAATTTCATCTAATGATAAATCATTAATATCTTTACCATCTGGAATTAACATAATATCCACTATCACACTACTTGGCATATTATCTATAAATCTAAGTATACCATGCCTACCAGCTAAATCTCCGTCTAGAGCTAAATGAAATATTCTAATACCAGAGTTTCTCAAAATTTCATACTGTTTTTTAGTGCCTGTACCTAATAAAGCTACTGCAGGAAAACCTAAGCTCCAACAATATAATGCGTCTATTTGACTTTCACAAACTATAACTTCTGTAATATGCTCTTGTTTTATAAAGTTTAATAAATATACAGGTTTACCTATATTTTCAGGTATATGAAAATATTTATTTTTCACATTTCGTTCTGTTATACCTAATAAATTACTATTTTCGTCCCAAACCGGAAATGTTATAGTATCTAAATTTGGATCCCAACCAACTTTAAATTTTTTAATTATGTTCTCAGTTAGTCCTCGTTGAAACATATATGGGTGGAAATATGCATATTCATTAAGAATATCTTCATTTAAATATGTTTTCTTTTCTTTAGTTAATGTTATTTCAGGTAACGATATTACAGAATCAGTTAATGTTTTTGAAAAATTATCTATTAACCATTCTTTAGCTTCTTCAATACCACAACCAAGGCAATATGCTACTAACTCATATAATTGTCCTTGATAACCACAAGTAAAACATCTAAAAAATCCAAATGGTACATTATCATTATCATTTAATGCATATACAAAACACGAAGGATGTCTTTCCATGCCATCTTTATGAAATGGACAAGATATAGCTATATTATCTCCATGATTTACTATACGCCCCAAATATCTATTATTTGTTTCTAGTCTTATTTTATCTAATATAGTATATAAATCACTATCTATTACATGATTATTTATTATGAGGTTCATAATCTATATACCCATCTTCATTAAATCCACCCGTTCTTTCATAAAAACTTAAAATGTTCCAAATATACAATAGTGAATCAACATCAGTATCATTTCTTATACTTTCTATAAAGTGAAATCTAATAAAATCTCTTAATGAACTTGCTTCATTATCAAAAATTTCAGTCATTAGAATATATCTTCTCCTTCTTCATTAAACTCAGCTCTTAATTCTTGTGTACCTTCTCCATCTAATGCGTTTGCTTCCTCAGGTACATATGTAAACATACCTTTGTTTAAATCAATAAGATATGTTATATCTTTCATATTAGCAGAATCTCTTGACTTTATAAGATGTAAGGTCATTAAGCCATTTTTCTGCTCAAAGAATATTACAATAGTACTATCCTGCCCAATTCTATCTGCTTGTGCAATATGCTCAAGTCCGACACCATTTTCTGTTGAAGACCTATTTTGCTGAGAAACAGATATAATTGGAATTTTCTTTGATACCTGAAGATTCTTTAAATCCTTAGAAATATTAGAAGCTTTTTCTACAGGTGATTTCGCGTGTCTATCATCTTCAAGCAAAGAATGTTGGTCTATAAATAATATATCTAAATTTTCTTTTTCAATAAATGCTCTTAGTGCTGATACTCCAGCCGGACCATCTATCATATTTGGAGTAAGAACTTTTAAAAACCCTTTATATTTATTAGGTAAATTGTCTAAATATCTTTTATATTCATTCTGGATAGTTCTATCACCCTTAGTTAATGCTGTATTAGAAATATTAGCTATGAGTGTATCAATTCTATAGCCAACTTTTCTCTCACTCATCTCTCCAGAATAAATACCAACATTCAAACCTTGCTCTACTGCAGCAACTGCACATTTAAATAATACCCAAGATTTTCCCTGATTTGATCTTGCTACAATAGTTGCTAATTCTTCTTGTCTATCCCAACCACCTATAATTTCATCTAATTCTTTAAATCCTGTTTTAACATAATACTTATCAAAGTTCTCACATCTTTCAATATAAGCATCATATCGTTCAGTATTTCTTAATATATCTACAGCTTCAATATGCTTAGCTTTTACTACTGCTTCACTTGAAGAAGTATATAATTGCATAGCTGCATCTATATCACCCTTAGTTAAAAGCTCACGAATACCATTAAATATTTCAGCTAATTTTCTAGTATTACGATCATCATATAGTTTATCTATTAAATAATCTGAAGACTCATTAACTTCAACTATATCGAAGTTAGGAAACTTATCAAGAAAAGTTAATTTATCAGGTATACTACCATACTCATTTAAATGATTACATATAAACTCATATTCTTCTTTATAATCAGAAAAGAATTCATCTGTAATATTATTCATAAGAAGCATAGAGCTGTCTTTAGTATCTAACAAATGATTTAAAACTTGAAGTTGTATCATTTCAGCCTTATACCTCTCTTATCCATTCCTAAAAATTCTATATTTGTTGCTGTATTTATGATTCTACTAGCCAATCTATCCCCAACAAAAGTACTAAGTTCATTAGGTACTATATTACTTGTAAATATATTAGATTTATTATCTAATAATCTTGAGTCTATTAAACTTAATAGATGTTCGTGTTCAAACTCAGTTGCTACTTTAGTGCCAATATCGTCCCAAACAACAATATCAGCACTATTTACAAATGTATTTATATGATCTATATAATCACTCTGAGTTGATATACTTGCTTTTAACGCTAATAAAAATTTTGGAACATTTATAAATAATACTCTACAGGTTAGTTGAGATTCTGCCCATATTTTATTAATATAAGATTGAATTAATTTTATTGCCCAACTTGTTTTACCATTACCTGGAATTTTAGAGTATATATACAAATTATTTCCATTTTTAGTAAATGATACAATATTATCTTTTATTGTATTTAACTCTGTAAATGCCTGTAAATCAACTTTATTTACATCAAGAAGAAGAGCTTTTCTTGTTTTTTGAGCTTCAGATAATAATGCTTGATCCAATAAATAATTAATTTTATATTGTCTCATACATATCTTTATCTCACTATTCATATATGGACAAGTATCTTCTTCTGAATTATATAATTTACAAGTATCTTTTGTAAAACAATCTACCATTAGTAACTTGTACTCCAATCTACATCTACAGCTTTCATATCTATTACATTATAATTTGGGTGTCTTTCTTTGTAAACTTTTACTGCCCACTTCATATCTTTCCAGCCACTAGCTGCAGCTATATTTATGATATCTAATGCTACATCTAAATTATGATTTGAAGCAGCATCAACCTCTTTTTGAGCATTAAATAAAGTTTGTTTATTTACAAAATTAATTTTTGAATATACAGAATCAAGCCAATTAGCATAAGCTTGCTGTAGTTCCATCGGCAATTTAGTATCAATATTCTTTTTCACATTTTCAAGAATATAATCACCCTTATTCTTTGAATTAGCTGCTTTTCTGAAATTCGACAAATCTCTTCTTATCTCTTCATTTTCTTCTAACACCAGTGATGTCAAAATTTCAAGATTAATTTTTAAATGATCATTACTTAATTCTAGTATACCGAGTTTGTTTAATTCACATTCTATTTTTTCTTGTTTTGATTTAGTTAATGTAGTTCTTGCTTTTATATAATCTCTATCAACCATAAAAAAGCCATGATCTATAATCTTATTTTTTCTAAATGCTTTTTCATTTATGTCTATTAAAGCACTAAGATATATTGCTGATTCCAATCCAAGTAGTTGAGCTAATTTAATATTAAACGATTGATAATTAGATTGACTTAAAAGTTCTACAAGCATTAAACTTTCCCCTATATATCTAATATTTGTTTTATTGTATCATCATTTCTTAAAGTTATAAATGAAGTATTAATCTTTTTATCAAATAATGCTTGATTATCACTATCAAATGTAACCAAACTATTTTTAACCTCATCAAAAACTAAATTGTATTTATATGAAAAATATTTACAGAAATCATCATTAATATTTCTTAAATACTTTCTTAATTTTCTTAAATCAAGATTATTATGTTCATCATATACATTATTATATAGTATACCATCAAGTATAAATGCTGTTAAATAACATTTATTAATAAAATAATAATGTATCTTTTCTTCTAGTATATAATCTGATATACTATATTCTGGTTCTTCTGTTTGAGTAAAATAACCATCAACATAATCATCATATAAACTATCTAAAGAAATTATATTATTATTTATAATTCTCTTTTGTTTAAACTTTGATTCTATATAATTTTTCTTTCTGCACTGTATAGTAACAGCCATAGCCTTCATAAAAGCATTTTCATCTTTATATAAGCTACTATTAGGATTATCCCACACATGATTTTCTATCACATATTGAAATGTTTGTATAAATATGTCATAGCATTCTTCACAAGATAACTTTGCATTATTACCAACATAATATATTCTTTGTAAAAGATTCCAAGCATTACAAAGTAAAAAACTTGTGTATGCATTTTTATCTTCTAAAGAAGAACTAGATAAATATAGCTCTGCAATTTCATTACAACTATATTTATCTAGCTTTGTTTTATTTATTTTATAATTATTCTCAAAAGGTTCTTTTAATTCACTTAATGTCATTATTCAAACAAACTTATTATATGATCTATTGCATCTCTTGAAGCATAACTCCAAGCGTGCCCCTGGAATTTATTATTATTTTCGCAAGCTTTATATATTTTATCACAGTCTTTAATTCTTGACCCCATATATCTCATAGCTGCAGATGCATTAATAAATATGAGATCAGAATCCATAACCACAGCTCTTGACTCATTAGGAAATCTATGATTACCAGCCACTTCAGCAGCTTTTATCCAATCTTCTTTTGTAACCTCTTTATCATATTCATTAATATCATAGCTTGGTACATAGACTATTGATTCTGCTTTTCTTTTCAATTCAGCTTTGCGCTTTTCTTCAGATTCAACTTTCAACTTTTCTACAAATGGAATTATATCTTCATCATCTGTAGTGAAAAAACCATTCTCTTCAAATGCTTTTATAGAAAATTTTGAAAAAGCACCATTATTGAACTGAACTGAAACTTTAGATTTAAGCTGATCTTCTGGGTTAATTTCAAGATCTGTAATTACGCCAGTTCCAAATTTAACTGTATTTTTGTGATTTACATTAGCTCCGATAAACATAATAGACCCTCCTTTATATTGTATGTTTAACTATAGCTTTACAATTTTAATCAATCTGTAGGAGTAAACTTTATGATTTTTCCGTGCTTGAGAATTTCTATCTTCTTCTCAGAAGCAGAAAGCCCATGATACCAGCAAGTGTACCCATCTTCAAATACATACCACCCACGAGTCTTACTCTTAGCCATTATTGCACCTCCTTACATATTAATATCCCTTGATTACATTATTATTATAATGTATAAATCGTTAAAAGTAAATACGATAATTTAAAAAAGATCTAATTTATGTTTAGTTTTTCCATACAATTCAACTGTTTCCACATCATTGAAAATAGTATATTTTTCTTTCAATAACTTTACAGGATTTATTTTAGGATCAGCACCCATACATTCAGAGTATTTTCTGTAATCAACGGCTAGCATTTTTAGTCCCTTTTGCTCTCTTGTTTTTATCCAAGGTACATCTTTAAAATAAGGTAGCATTTGATTATACTGCTTTTCATATCGTTCCATTGCAGATGCAGATTTATCACCATTAAACTCTGGATTAGGTGGATCAGCTACATAACCTATAAAGTTAATTCTAATAAATTTTAACCCTGCCATTAAGCACCTAAACTGTAAATCTAAATCCTCATGACCAAAAGAATTATCTCTATATGTTAAATTATTTTCTTTAAGTTTGTCTACATCACATATAGTTAGTACTGCGAATGGACCCCTATTAAACTCTACTGAATATTGTGGTAAATGATTTGGTGTTACTGGCCAAGTATGAGCTGTACAAGGTAAATTACTACCAACTATTTCTGGGTATTTTTCTTTTACAACCATATATGTTAATTGCCACATAGCTAATATTTTAAATAAATCTGTAGGATTATATTTAGTACCAAATCTACAACCACCTTTTGGTGTGTATGTAGGTGTAGTAAAGCAAACTTGCTGAATATCATCATCAAATAAAAAGATATTACCATTAAATCTTTTTATAATTTCTATTCTAGCCTTACCTGCACCATTTATTAAATCATCAGGTGCAGTAATAATATGTACATTTTTTATATTAACTACTTCTGCTTCATACTCTGCTTTCTGAGATTCTCTAACCAAATAATAAGCTTGAAAATTATAATTATCAATATTATTATTTTTAAACATTCTTAAAAGCTTATTTTTGGATCTATTATATGATGGTATAACTATAGGAAAACAATTATCTTTTATTATATCATAAGCCCTATCATATAATAGTTGTGAGAACCACTTGCCATTTTTAGTTAATTCAGCACATTTATCAAAATCAAAATTCGGTTCCATTTATTTACCTAAATCTAAAATATATTTTTTAAGACTTTCCAATGAATTCTGTGATATTTTATTATCAATAATAAAATCAGATATAGCCTCTTTTGTTTTTACAATTTCGTGTACTCTTTCATCAATGGTATCTTTTGTAATTAACTCATAGATAAATACAGCTTTATTAGCACCAATTCTATGTATTCTATCCTGAGCTTGTTCAACTTCAGCAGCTGTCCAAGGTACATCTAGAAATATAGCATACGACGCAGCTGTTAATGTAAAACCTGTACCTGCCTTCTGTGAAGTCGCCAACATTACTTTACAATTTATATCATCTTGAAATTTTTTCTTATTAATTTCAACTTCTTGATCGGATACATCGCCTGTAACTAATACAGGATTAAACTTCATTAGCTTTGTATATAATTGATTTAATGGGTCTTTGAATACAGAAAAAACAATTACCTTATCCCCATTATCTGTAATTTCTTCTATTAAATCTATAGCTCGATCAACCTTTGCACTTGGTATTTCTTCTGAAGATAATACCCAAGGAGATACAGTGGCTTGTCTTAATCTAGTTGTTAATGATAATATGTTAGCAGGATTTAAATGCACTTTATCAACTTGATCAACAATGCCATCTACAATATTGCTATAAAATGTTGACTGTTTATCCTTCATAGTAACATATTCCTGTATTACAGTTTTTGGTGGTAAATCTAGTAAATCTTTCGTCCTTCTCAATGAATATTTAGATAATTGATCTTTTAAAACATCAGTATTTTTATAACCAATTATTTCATTATCAAAATAGCCACCAAATACACAATAATAATATTTAAAATTAGTAGCAGTACTATTTTCAATACCTAGCCATTTCAATGGTACATATGCGTCAAGTGGATTATTGGTTAATAAAGTTCCAGTCATAGCAACTTTATATTTTGCAGTTAATTTCTGTAAACCTTTACTCTGTTGAGCCGATACAGATTTTGCTTTATGACATTCATCGAATAATATCATATCAAAATTTGTTTTACCATTATTAATTTCTTTAACTATTTTATCATCTCTTAAAGTTTCAATATTTGTAATGGTAAAGAATTCTTCTCTTTCTACTTTTAAATCATCTAATCTTTCCTTTATACCACCAACTTTAAGTTTACCTTTTTTATTAAGCTTTTCTCCAAGTATATGTACAGAAAGGTGTGAATGTTTTTCAATTTCAGCTTTCCAGTTGTGTTTTAAAGCATTTACTCCACATACAACTAAACAATGATTTATTTCCCCTCTTTCTTTTAATTCCTGAGCAAGATAAATCATTTGTAAAGTTTTACCTAATCCTGGAGCGTCTAGCAATAACCAGTTAAAATTTGTCAATCCGAACTTTATTCCCTCTAATTGATATGGAAAAGGTTTTGTAAGATAACTATCTTCATTTAATTTTACTTCAATATGTTCTTTTATTTCTTCTTCTAAAAGGGTTATATCTATTGAATCTAAATTTGATAACAAAGTAATAGCTCTAGATAAACTTGTTGCAGGTATTTCCCAACTTTGTAACTTTTTATGATAAATAGCATTTGGTACCTGTTTTATAGTATCTACTACTCTTTTATCATAATTAAATGATACTTTAAAAGAAGTTTCTCCAGGTAATTTATATGGTATTTGTTCTTGTAGATATATCATTAATCTTCTTTCATAAATAGGCTAGGTTTTGATAATTTAGTTTTATATGCATTTTTATAATTTTTAACTTTAGAATCTACATAAAACTTTACATTAGCATCAACCTTAAATCTCTTACCACAATAATCACAATAGTATGTTTCTGTTGTATTCATATTTAAGCCTAAATAATTTATTAATTTACCATTAAAATCTTTTTCTATGTTTCTTGGCTTACCTAAGAAATCATTAGGATAAAAAATTTCTGCTGGTAAATATTCTGCACCACAATGGCAACATCTAATAATATGTTTACTTGACATTTATTACTCCCTTTGTCCAATAAAAATAAGGTATATAACATATAGTTATATACCTTATTATATACATATTTTATTAAAAAGTAAAATTATAGAGAAATTTCTCCACCATCTATATTAGAAATTGATATTGATGAGAATTTAAATAGTGAATCTAGAGGTACAAATCTACCCCAAGAGCCATCATCTTTTTGCATATATTTAACTAAAGGGAACTCATAAAAATCATATTCTGTTAATCCTGATGGTGGGTCAGGTTTTTCTTCATCACTGGTGTAGAAAATTATAGCTTGATATTCTCCTTGTATATCTTCCTGTCCATATAATTCTGGGAACTCTGGATATGTTTTATCTATAAAAATACCTGCAAATAGTGTATGTTCTTCTTCATCGGAAAAATTAAACTGAGTAGCAGTTAATAAATAATCTAATCCGGATATACTATTACCCCTTGATATAGAGAAATAATAACCTCTAATTACAAATTCAAAATCTGCAAGATTATTATGCCAAACATCTATTGAAAGGTCTTGTGTAAAATCTACATCAGTTAAACCTGTCGTTATTACAAATCCATCTACATCTACAAGACGATTTATTAATCTAGTTACACTGTTTTCTGTCATCAATTTATTAACAGAAGCTCGCTTGGTAGATGGGAAACTATTAATGTTATCTGTATTTAATTTATATGACATTTATTTTCCTTTACTGAACAACAATATTAGATGAAACACTATCTGAAGAACCTTCTTCTGCATATAGTAATTCTGTATACCAAGAAAATATTGCAGAAGTAGAATCACGTATTTCTCTTATTTCAGCTGGAGTAATATCTATTTCAGCAAAATATTTTCTATTTTTAGGTTCATATGAGCATAACCTAACTTTTAAATTTATATAACCTTCATCAGCTTGTGATAAAACATTATCCAATATACCACCATTTAAATCAGAATAATAAACAGTTGATACAAGTACACCTAACCAATTTTCTAACTCGGTATCATACTTATACTGTCTACCACCAATATTAGCTGGTTCATTTAAAATAGACATCCAGATACCATTGCTATAAGAATAATCTTCATTTGTAGCACTTGGCACCATATATCCAATATCTATTAATCTAGGTATATCTACAGAATAATCCAAGTTACCTGTAATAGCCTTAACAAATAATAATGACATATCTGATAGACCAGTATTGTGGGTGGTTTGTTTTAGTATGTTCTTACCCTTTTTAAAAGCAATTTTTACTTTACCTCTGTAAACATTTACATCTTTATTCATTTACATTTACCTCATGGAACTGATCTCTACTCATAACAGTAGCTAAGCTAACTGCATTTACATCAATATCTGAAATGACTTTATCAATAAATTCTTTTGTTTTATTATAAGAATATTCTACATATGTAATACAATTATCAGGTATAGTTATATTATAAATACCACTAGACATATATTCTAATTTAACTCTTGTTTCTGTACCTGATGTAGAATCTACATCTATCTGGTATATATCAACATTTGTAGAAGGTGGTATAGGTACAGCATCATGCTTTAATGTATATGGTACAGTACCTGGTGTATCACCTACAAATTCTTTTCTTGTTGAAATATTGTCTGTGCCAGCATAATTGAATACTGCACTATATTTATCTGAATTGCCTTTTACCATACTAATATAAGGTGCCGAAATACCTGTACTATACGAATTATTATGTGTATAAAATAAGAATGTATATTCTTTATATTTAAACCTATCAAAGTAATCTTTAGGAACACCAAATGCATATTCTACAATTAACCCAGATGGTATAACCATATCCAAGTATTCATCTAAAGTATGTAAATTAGTTAAACTTGGAAATGTTGATAAAATTATAACTATTGAATAAGGTCCAATTGGTCTATTTAGTATTGCAGATATCTCAGCTGCAGACTCTTCATCTTTAGAATGAAGAGCCACAGCGTTTTCAAAGACATCCATAGAATCTAAAAATGCATTTAATAAAATATTAACACTCTTTAAAGACCCTTTATACTTTAATGCAATAGGTAAAGCTTCTAATAACTGTCTATTAGAATAAGCTTCTTTATCATAAATACCAAGTTTATCACCCAACAAAGGTAAAACTGTATCTTTTATGTTTCTTGTGTCTGTCAAATTTTGCATAGAGTCTATATTGTATTTTAGGCTATTCATAGCAAAATCATACATTCTGCATAGTACTTGAAAATCTCTACTAGCTTCTATGTAAAAATCAGGCACCATTTCTTGATAACGAATCATTATTTTGTCCTTACCTATTCATTTTAGTCGTAATATACCTACAATTAAGTTCATCGAAATTTAATTGTGGTATAATGAAACTATTATACACATGATTTGAATTCCAGAATGATTTAGGGTCTAACGGATTTTCAATTAAATCGTTAGCCGATGGCTTAAACATATAATTAAATTGTTCATCAGTATCTAAAGCTTTAATCTTTTCGAGTACAGTATCAAATTCACTACCAAATGCAGGATTTTGATTATACTTGAATACATCTAAAATTGTATAGGTTCTAGGTGCTTTATTATCATCTATTGTAAATCTTAAATATGAATTTACATCTGAAATACTCACATATAAATCTGGTTCTTTATAATATGTTTTTGTATTAGCGTCTGCCATAACAGCATCTGTAGATAACTCATAGAACCAATAACCATTATCAAGTATATATTCATACCAGCCTTCTTCGACTGGTGATAATGATCTAGTATCTTCATTAAATGGTATTGCTTCAAGTAAGCTTGAACCTACTGAGGTATAACTTGAATCACATTTGATATAATCATTATCAAGTTTGATATACCAACCAAGTGCATATGGAGACTTACCAAATAAATATGATACTAATGAAGGTAATTTAATTTTATTATATTCACTACTAATACTCAAGTAAATATAATCATATTTATCACCAGTAAATACTGTTCTACTTGTATCTACATATGAATGTAAATATGTATTATAATTAGTATCAAATGTATATTTCATATCGCCATATGCAATATTAGAAGCTATTGCAGGATAATCAATATACCCATTTACACCAGAACCACCCGATGAAATTCCTTCAAGCATATTTATCATATTTATAGTAAGATTTATATCATCTTTCATATTCATACCTAATAGATAATTTCCTGAAGGTAATCCTATAGGTAAATCTATTGTTGATGGTGAATATGTAGTTGGGTTACTACCCTCATTTTCATCTTGATTGAAATATAAATATGTTTTATAATTGCTAGTATCATATGCATAGTAAGAACCATTTGTAAATGGTGTAAATGCATATAATTTATTAAGAATATCTTCTCCGAGCATATCTACTGTTGAGACATCTATAAATGTACCTATCTTGTTTTCAACAGGATATTTTAACTGGAATGTTATATTATTATGTGAACTACCATCTAATGTTGCTATAGGTTCTTCAGCTACATCACTATCATATAACTTTAATGTGTGATTATATTCAAGCTTTTGTCCGCTTGTACTTGAAGTATTAAGCATTAATGATGAGTAGCCTCTCCATTTATAATCATCAACAGCTACTGTTTCAATGTCTTTAATATCTTCTCCAACTCTTTGGTATGAAACTTTATATGAATCTAAGTCTAATACTGTTTCTGTATTACTAAATACTGGCCATGATACATATGCTTCAGAAGTTTCATCTGCTTCAAATATAAGCGTATCTCCAGAAGAAAATGATTGAATTTCATTTTCTATTAATGTTAATGAAGTATTTGTCTGTAGTGATGTCCATAAATCTCCAATATTCTTAATTGGGTCTTTATAAATATAATCATTATCTAATGCTGTACAAGTCCAAGCTTTTATTTCTCCACAGTTTCTATTATATAAAACTTTTGGCTCATAGTAGTTTTTATAAGTGTACCTTACAAAATCATTAAACTCATATAATTTAGGTATAAAGAATATATGTACTATACCATAATTACTCACACCATTCTTTGAATTAGGGAATAATCTGGAAAGTTTTAAATCATTATCTAAATATATGAATGAAGGTACATTTGGAGTTACTGAAGTGTCAACATCTAATATATAGTAGTTTATAGGGTCTACTAAATCTGCATCTGCAAAATTATTTAAAAATGCAGCAGGTATGAAGAACCACGCGTTAGTTCCAGTAGAATCTGGCCCTTCATCAAGTATAGGATAAATATTACCTATTATAATGGATTTATCAATTATAGTATTACCAGCTACCTTGATATATTTATTATCAGTAGAAGTATCTATTTCTTTCCATTCTTCAGAATCCCAAGTGCTTGATGCCTGATCAACTATACACATATAAGCGTTTGTGTTTGCATCTATTGTATATAGTACAACAGCACCATATTCATAAGTTTCGTCGCTACTCCATTCTGGTATAGCTGAAGCATCTCTTATACTACTTATGAGATAAGAATTACTATCATCACTTGGTATAGTATGTGGGTCAGTATGTGTCTTAAACTTAAATGTTGCCCAAGAGGTATCAACTCTAACCCATTCATCATAATTCCATGTACTTGACGCTTGAGATACAATACATTTATATGATAGCGCTGGCTGTTCACTGCTTGGAGAATAAGCTACAACATCATCATATTTATATATAGAATTAGAATCCCATAAAGGAACTTCCATATATGGTTTTTGATATGATATAGCAGTTGCCCAATTTGCAGCAATTTGTGATAACCTCTTTGTAGATTCTTCTAATGAAGAATCAGTTTGTGCCGATGTATTACTAAACCAATAGAATAAATATGATAAAGGTGATCTATTATATGAACCCTCATATTCTGTTAACACTGTGCCAGCATCTAAGAATGAAGGGCTATACCCTGATATATTACTATATACTGTTGTAGGTAATTTTGAACCTAGATTGTTATTATAATAATATGTAGAATTTATTGAACTTGGTTTATAATAATAGCCAGAATTATTTAGATTATTTGTAAATAATGTATCTTTTTCTTTTAATAATTCTACACTAAGTGATTTATTAACTGATTCCACTTTTGGAGTAGTATCAGAGGTTAGCATATATTCATAAGTTCCTGTAATTGAATTATATTCATATGCCCACAAACCTTCTGCATTAGGATTTGATAAATAACTAACTGGCACTTCTTCAGTATGAGAAGCAGTAGTATAATATTTTTTATATATTGGTGTAAGTAACCCGAGTGTTTCAGGACTTGAAGTTATCATCTCTGACATATCTATTGTGGTATATGTGCTTATATCAATTAAATTTATACCAGAATATTTTGTATCAGCTAAAATATTTCTATTTATAATCGATGTATCTTCTGTAGATGTGTATCTATTTTGCTTTGTAGCAGCAACATTATCATTTAAAGCATATTGATCTATAAATTTAGTACCTGTACCAGAAGTTAGTATTTCATATAAACCTAACTCTTTAGGATTATATAATTCTGCTGATGTATATAAATTTACTTCTTTAAAGCAGCCAGTTTCAATTTCATCAGATACATAAATTTCTCTATCCACACCATTATCATCAGTTACAGTGCTCTTAATATACCAACCCGCTTCTTTCCTCATTACTAGTACATAATAATACTTTCCAGAAACTAATGCTGTATCTAAGGTTCTTATAAATGTTAATTTATAGTAATCTACACCATCTTGAGGTTCAGTATTAAATGTCGGTATATATGATATAGTTGTATCATCATGTATAACTTGCTCATATAAATTTTTTGCTAATGGATTATCATCACTTCCTAATGTTTGTAATTCTGCACTTGACACTTCATACAAACCATTAGCAAAAGGTCTTATTTGATTATTTTCATCTGTTAGCCAACTAAAATCTCCATCTAATAATATGTGTGAAATATCATCAACAGCTACATAATAAATTGAATTTTCAATTTCAGTATATATTGAAGATTCAACACCACAATTTCTAATAAGTGTTGTACCAGGACCAAGCATAGCAAAGTCTGTAGCAGACTCATTAGTATAGAATAATGCTTCACCATTTCTTAAAGTATAAGTATTTATAACTTCTGAAGAATTATTATCATTTACACTATCAAAATTATCAAATAAAGTATATGATTTTAAATTTGAATTATTTGAATATGTTGGCTCATTTAATATCCAGAAGAATTTATATTTATCTTCTCTATCAAGAGTTATAGTTGAAACTTCTTGTATCTGAATTTCATTAGTACCTGATATTGCATTATTTATGATTGCAGAACTATTTCTTATTTCTGTTTTATAATTTTCATTATAAGTTGATAATTCATAATAATTCTTTGTAGGATTAACTGAAAAATAAGTTACTACTCTAGCTCTAGCAAACCCAGATAATGCTGATAAAGAAGTTTGTTTTGTTATATCAAATGTAGAATGTATGATTGCACCAGCACTACAAGCGTAAACTGTGTAACCAATAATAGTTGTAGCATCATCGTCTTTTATTGGATTATATAATATAAAATATTCGTTACTATTTAATTTATAAGAAGAATCAGCAGGAATATCATTATATAATACATATTCAAAATGTACATTATTTGGAAATGTTTTTGTAGCATTAAACTTAGGTCTATAAATAGATACAACTTCATTATCCTTTAATGTATATGCTTTTCTTATAAATGAATTTTCATTATCTAATGAATAAGAAGTAACAGAATCATTCTGTACATCTATTATGGCTTCACCTGTAATATTGCTTATACCATCAATATAATCCAAATATTTTTGGCTTAAGTGGTATATAAAAGTATCATCTGGGACTAATAATTGTGTAGTACCAGCTAATATTGATTTGCATATAATGTCTTTCTTCATTAATGCAGAAATAATATCAGAAATACTTCTTTGAGAGATAGGTGTTAATGAATCCATATCACTATTAAGTTCTACATCTATATACATATTTTCATTCTTATCATAGTATGTAGCAAATAATGAATACTCTACTGGATCTATAGTAACATTTTTAATTCTATCATCACTATTTTTTGCAATTTCAACTAAATAGTCTATAGAAATTGGTAAACCAAAACCCACTTGTGAACTATTTACATTAGAATATAAACTTGAAATAATACTACTTGAAATATCTGCTTGTGTATCTTCATCTAGTACATTATATGTAGATATATTTAATGTAACTGGATATACACCTTTAAACATTACTGTATGAGGGAGAAGGGCCTCTACATCAATATTATATACATTTGATAGGCTAGCTGGTGTTCCATCAAATACAGAAGTATCAGAAATTAACTCATAAATATCTTCTTCAGAATCATATAACCAGTATGATTTGTTATCATACCACATATCATCATTTGATTTAATATATGTATTCTCACCTAAAGGCAGAATATCTTCATATGTATGCTCAAGATGTGATGTACCCTCTAATAATGAATCAAACTCTGGATAAGTTTTCATCATAGAGAATGTTTGATTATATGCTGTTTTGCTATTTAAAGCTATAGCTTTTCTAAGTAAATAGAACTTAAGAGAAAATGGACTTAATGCATCTACATATTTTGGTTCTACTGATGATAATTCATAGTAAGTACTTAAATCATTGAGCACAGGTGTAGTAACTTCAGATAATGTGTTATTATTAGATATTGTATAATATGTCTTTAAAGGATTTATATTAATATCTGATGTTTTTACAAACTTGTAGTCAAATGTAGATTCTAAAGTTGTTTTATCTAATAATTGTTCTACTTTAACAATTATTGTGTCCAAATCATGATTACTGCTCATAATTTTGTATGTAGACTGAATATCATTAGTTCTATCACATACAAAGGCATTTGAACAAATATCAAGCTCTTGGCTTCTAATATAATTTAAATAATCTCTTAATGTAATTAATGTCTTGAAAGTACCAACTGTTCTCTTATAATTAATATAAGCATCATTTATACTTTCAATATCTTTATGACCTGAAGCAGCTACATAATTAACAATTTTAACATTACTTGAATCTAAAACTATGCCAGCATCTCCACCTACAGCAATAGGTGCTAAGAAACTATTCAATGCTTGTGCTGGAATATTAATTGTTTCTTGAGGTACTACTAAATATGTAATCTCAATACCACTTCCAAATAATTCTGAATAATTATCTGGAAATTCTAAGAAACAAGTATCAGTATTACTATCATAGCCAAAAACATATCTTAATTCATTATATGAATTTTCATATAAGTTATTGACTCTTTTCCAAGAAGCGTAATTTTCCTGGTTGGTGTTCTTTATAAATACTCCATTTTGAGATACATAAGAATGTGGAAAATATAATCTTCTTGATATTGGATCTACCATTTGGGTAGTAATAACAGTCTCATTTTCAAATTGATATTGAACTGGAGTACCTTCCATTGCTATAACTGTTACTGCGTTACCATCAGCAGGTAATATTGTATCAGATACTATTACACCATCAGTACCTTCAGCACCAATTAAAGAATAAATGTGGCTTGATTCTGAATCTGTTATTGCTGTAAATTTAGGTATAGTATAAGATACAGAACTATCATTAGTTTCTCCTACCCAGCTTAATAACACTGGAACAGAAGCACTTTCATACCAATTCATATAGTAACCGAGTTGATCATACAGTTGTCTGGCATTACCATTCTGAGTAACAGAAAGTGGGAATGTTTCTAAAATATTCTTATCAATATTATAGTTGCATTTATCTGCAATTAATGAAGATAGTTTTACTAAAACAACACCTGGGTCAGATTCGTCTGATATAGAAGGATCCCATCTATAAGTAAGTTGCTTAATTAAATCTATTACTTCAGTATAAATTGAAGAGAAATCTAAATTGGTATAAGAAATTTTTTGATTTTCATTAACAATGTCTTGTGCCATTTAATTTATTCCTTAATTTTCATCAGTATTAAGTAATTCTATCTTTAATAAATCAGAAACAACACCTAAATCATTTTTAGCTTTAATTGTAACTGACACGAAAGTATCTTGAACAAAAACTTCTATATAATCTCTGTCTATAGTTGTTTGTGGCATATAAGATAATATAGCTTCATATATGTCATCTTTTACAAGCTCTTTCATAATATCATCAGCAGCTTGATCAAATAATATATGTTTAATATTAGTACCAAAATGTGGATCTCCAAATAATCCACCCCTATTAGCATACAATAAATTTCTTAGATTACTTTTTACAGCATCATAATCTTTATATAAATTTACTGTAGAACCATTAAACATATTTGGAAATGCAAGTGAATACATTAATTTTCCCCTAAATACAAGGGATAAAATTCAATACATTGAATTTCAACCCATTGGATCTTATTATAATAAAATATATACTAATAAATATATAAATATTAAGTATTTATATGTTAAGCAGCTATGCTGCTAGTACTATAATTTACTTAATATAAGTAATAACAATTTTGAAAGGTCTATATTATCAACTGTATATAGACTATCCATTTCTTCAGATGTTATGTTACCAGTATCTAATAATTGTAATGCATATGGACCATAGGTATCCTCAGGATCTGTTGGTTCATCATGTAGTAAGAAATTATTAGAAAAAGCTAAACCATTTATCCATAATTCATCTTCTGTATGTACTAGTTTTTCTTCATTTGTATAATCTGGTGCTTCATCAAAGAAAGCTATAGCATCTCCATTATAATTAATATCCCTTACCAATTTAGGTGGTGATATAATTAATAATACATCTTCTATGGTTTTACCAAAACTATCTTTAATACCAGAAACATTTAACATATAACTTGTAGTAGCATAATCTACAAGAATACCACCAGGCTGACCTGTTGTTTTAAATATTAAATAAAAGTCTTGTGTGTTTAAATTAGTATTATAATCTGATTTATATAGTACTGGATTTAAATTTATATCTATCGGTGTAGTGTCATCAGATTGTAACGAATAAGAAATATTAGAAACATCTAATGCTACACCATAATTACCAGCAGAAGTCCTAAATTTTGTAGCCATAACTACATTTTCATCAGAAATTGATGTTTGTATAGAAGCAACTTGGTTGGTAAGATATAAATAGTAATCCTGCTGTGTAATTACATCAGGAACATATTCATATGAAGAATATAATTTAGATATAACACTTGGAGTATTATCTATGTAAATAGGATATAAATATACATCAGCTTCTACATTTTCTATTGTAGACCCCGCTGTTAAAAAACCCTTATTTACTAAATATTTTTCATAATTGTGAGGTACTACACCAGTAGGGAATGTTATACCAAATTCTGTATATGTAATGTCATTTGGTTTTCCATATGACCAATATCCTGAAAATGTGTAATTATCTAAATTTGGTAATGCTATATTTGGTATTTCATAATCATAATTAATATGTACACTATCAGAATAATACAAAGAATATGTATTTGTTTTATCGAAAACATTTTCTACTGTATTTCTATAATAGTATATAGGTATGAATATGTCTCCCCAAACGGCATAATAAGTCATACCTGAAGCAATTTTCCAAGTTATAGAATCCCCTGCAAGATACTGAGGTTCTCCAGCATCTGGTGTCGTTGCCCAACCTTTAAATTCATATCCCGTCTTTTTAAGATCTTGCGGGGCTGCAGGAAATACAAATGCGCTATCATAAGTGGCTTCTATGTCTGTTGGAGGAGAACCTGATGTATTACCATTTCCATTAAATGATACAGTATATTTATTTGCTGACCATTGTGCATATAGGGAAAGCGTAGAAGGTGGTATTTGATTAACTGGTTTTATAATATCTTCAGCATTATATCTGGTACCACCGCCACTACTATCAGTAGCCCAACCATTAAAAGTATAACCAGAGGCAGACATATTAATGGCTGTAGTAACTGCTGAATATCGCATAGCCACGCTATATGAAGAATTACCACTAACTGGAAATGTACCATGACCATTATTAAAATATGTTAATGTTCCGGTTTTTTCAGACCAAACAGCTGTCATGGTAGTGGAGGTGTCATAATAATAAACACTACCAGGAGCATAGTTGCCACCATATCCAGACCAATATGCAAAATTATAGCCCGTTCTGGTAGGTACGTACCCATATAAAGTTAAACCACTATCATAGTATTTTGTCTGCGTTGGAAAAGAACCAGAACCACCATTCGTATCATAGTAAACATAATAATATCTTGGTATGGCTGTTAATGTTATAGATTTACTCTTGGAAAGATTACCAGCAGAAACACCCGTTTTATAATACCCAGTTACTGATACCGTTTTAGTACCATCTGCATTATGAGCTACTGTCTTAGATTTTGTAGCAAGTGTTGTGGTCTTCCCTTTAGCAAACGAACTTGAAAAAGTATATTTAGTGCCATCTATTGTAATATAACCACTTTGCTTATAGCCATTCCAAGTTGAGCCCGTAGCAGTTATTTTTAACGTAGCGGTAACTACTGAAGTATTCGCATTATAATCTACTTTACTTTCCGAAACTGATAAACTTAAGGAAGCACCCATTTATTAACGAACCCTTTTCCTTCTTGACAACGCTAAATGTCCTTTTTCATTATATGAATCTGAAAACACAGAATCTGCAGATACATTTGTATGCTCTAAATCTCTAAGTGTAAAATTATCAGCATTATTGTCTATATACATAGTATTATTAATACTTAGATAAATACTCTTATTTTCTGAACCATGTATGTGAATTGCATCTTTTTCTACCCTTACACCATCAAGCAAGCCAGTACTATCTGTATCTCTAATGGCACCAGAATATGTATACCCATATAAAGCTTTTTCATTACGCTCTATACGAGGTAATAAAGAATTTTCTAATTCACTTACAAGATAATAAATTGTTCTATAAAATGATGACCACGAATAAGAAGAAGGTGTTAACGGGGGTATCGGGTCTGTAGAAACACAAATACCTAAATAGTCTCCATATACACTACCTATTGTATTCTTATCTGTTGTTAAAACTATATGGTAATTATCATAGTCTGATACTTGCAATATTCTAAAGGACAATTTTAAATTATTTAAACCTCTAAATTTTAAAGGTATATTTATAAGAGGCTCTGTAAAACTTTCTACTAATGCTGAGTTATCATCTGTAGATAATATTGTAGTTATATTCATTGTAGAAGTAACATCAACACCTTCAGAATTAATAACAGACCAATATATCACAGTAGAGTTTGGGTCTATAACTATATCACTAGCACCTCTATATGTATTTTGGCTAGTTGATAATGTATTTACATCTGTGTATTCATATAAAGATGTAAATGTTATACCATTATCATTAGAATATTTTATATGAGTATATAAATTATTATCTCTTAATACTGAGATTTCATTTTCTAATTTATCTAATAATTCTTGTATAGAGGGAACACTAAATTGTTCAGAATCTGTGAGCCCTTGTCTATATAAAAGTCCTAATATTATTGGTTTATTTAATTCTTCATTTTCAAATCCAATAAGAACTATATCACCTATTGCAAATGAAACCTTAGTGCTAGGTATAGAACATACTATAGCACTTGATAAATCTTCAGTAGATACAGCACCAGGAGTAGTAATTAATTTATCATACCTCGGTATTCTTACTTTATATTCATATGCAGATATAATAGCTTCAATTATACCTTTTTGTATCATGTTCTTACTCTCCCGTCAACTATTAAGTGCTGTTTTGCACCTGCCACTCTTAATAATGACAATGTTGTTTGAAATCCTGAACCACTCAAAGTATCTGTTTGACCAGTTACAATATATATTCCACTATTTATTCTATCACTACCATAATATATACAATTAATTTTTATATATGTCAACAGTAATAGCGGAGATAATAAACCTCTGCAAGTTAATGTAGCTGAAATTGGAAATTCTGTTACTTGAGTCCACCAGTTAGAATTTATGTTTGACATCATTTGGCTGGAATAATCAAGTAAATTAGTAGAATTAGTATTAAACCTTTTTAAATCTCCTTGATTAGTAATTTCATAGTTATAATTTGAAACACCACTACCATATTCATAAGCAATAGGCCAACTATAATTAGTATTTACATTAAAATTAAATACTTGATTATCATCAGGGAAATTTATATTCACTTCATATAAAGAAGAATCATAAATGTAATTAGTTGAAATTTCATTTATATTAAAATAACCATCTTCTATAGTTAATATGTAGTTAGAATCAACAATATCACTAGTTATATTTTTCATCATGGAAACTAAATTTTTTAAATATGAAACTACATTTACATTTTTAAATTCTTCTACATTAACTACCATATCATCATTAGGAATTAAATTATTCTTCTCTACAAAATTCCTATCACGCATAGCAGGAAATGCATTTAATAAGTCCTCATTAGCATCATTATATAATAAATCTCTTATAATATTAGAGGGTTTATCTTCTACACTGCTAAATGTCCTTTTATGTGAAGCAATAGCAATAGCAGAACTAGTTGCTCTTATTACATAATTTATTTTACAATTTACAAAATCAAAACCAACACTAACTCCGATAAGAAGAGCATTATTATCATTAAAAATTATATTACTATTGGCATCTCCATATCTAATGCTGATTTTATCATACCCGTTTTTTGATAATAATTCATCTATAAAATTTGGATTGCTACCAGGACTTACTTGATGTACAAGATTTATAGTATATTCATTCATAGAACCATTTGTTTTAACTATAGACATACTATCAATATAATTTGGATATCTATCAAATTTTTTAGATTTATCATATGCTCCAAATGTATATTCACCTATAGTTAATTCTATAAATGGTGCTTCAACTGGATTTAATGCAGTAGGTAATGCCGGACCAAATACTTCTCCATCAATCTTAGTTTTTCTTAATCTAGAAGAATCATTAGCACTAGAAGTTGTTAATGCTTCAGAAATAGCTTTTGTATCTAGTATGGGTGTAAAGCCAGTTTCAGACCACTTGTTTAAAGTATCTCTTAAAGCATTTCTGAATTTTATAGAAGATTCACTTTCATTAAAATCCAGAGTTAAATATTCATAATTATCAGATCTATATAATTTATCAGGGCTTACAGCTAACCCCATTGAATTAGCTGTAGCTGCAGTTGCAGCACCTTCAGCACATACAAGATTAAATATGTTAGTAGTTTTAACTATTTTTCTGTCTAGTGCAAATATGATATGCATATTCCCACTTGCATCAACAGCTACACTTTCTAACTCACCATAATCTGAATAATATGATTTTAAATATTCACCACTAGCTGCATTATAACAATCAATAAAACTTCTTTGAACTTTGCCCTTTTTAGAGGATTCAAATGATCGGCAAACCATAACAACGCCATTATGCCCACCTACATCTTGATTATCTCTATTATCGTTGGTCCAGTTTTTAGTAAATGATGAAATATATGAACCACTTTCTCCACCTTTTGATAAAGCATCAAATGGATAAACATATATTTTTGAACCTGCAGAAACATAGAATTGATCAGTCACACTATCATAAGCTATACCAGTAGCATTTGTCTTCAAAGTAATTGTAAATGCAGTTTTAAAATCAGAAGGTTTTGTAACTATAATTTTTTTAGCATTACTACCCGCATTATAAGCAGTACTATAAATATAGCCATTTTTACTACAATATGTAGCACCATTAGCGTGGCCAGTACTAATTTTTTTACCTAGGCTTGAATATGAATTGGCACTACATAACATTACAATATTAGGCGATGATCCTGAACATATTACATATCTCTTGTTAGCATCAACAAGAGCTAATGATTGTGGAGTATAACCATCTCTGCCAGCAGGGTTAGGTAAACTGATTGTTTTACTATATTCAAGTTTTTCAAGTTTTCTATTAGCCATTATTCTCCAGCCACTCTCAATAAGGTTAATTCAGTAGTATACCCAGAACCAGATATTGAATCTTCTTGTGCAGTAACTACATATAAACCACTTGCCATATCTCTTTCACCATAAAATAGTGCATTTACTTTTATATATGACATTAGCATAGCAGGGTTAATTAAACCCTTAATAGTTACTTTGGCAGATATAGGGAATTCTGTTACCTGTTTCCACCAATTCGAGTTTATTAAACTAGTTTCTCCAAACTTATTTCTTCTATATAAGATATTTGTTTTTCTTTCTATTAAATCTCCATTATCATCTATACCATACTCAAATTTTGGTATATCTCCTGTATAATCATATACTAAAGACCAATAATTATTATTACAAATCTGAAAATTTGTTATATAATTATTTGAAGGAAACCCAATATCTAATTCATAATAATTTGAATTTATCTCTTTATTATTATTTTGATCATTATAGCTTATAACTTCATTTATTTTAAAATATGAACCATTAAAGTCACTATAAGAATTATCTACTATAGTTAAATAATATGTAGATTTATTTATAGTATTATTCATACAAGCTACTAAATATGATAAATAGGTTAATGGACTTACATTTTCCATACCTCCTATATTTATCATACTATCATTTATTGGTATTAAATTTTTACTAGCAACCAAAGTTTTATTACGCATACCTGGAAATATTGAAAGTAAACTTTTACTTATATCTCCAGAATTATATAATAAATCATATATTGCTGTTGAAGGTTTAGCATATCGACTTTCATATGTAGTTAACGAAGTTGCTGATACACCAATAGAAGAAATAGCAGTTATAGAATAATTTATTCTATAAGCACTAATATCTTCTGAATGTGTGGCATTCATTATTACAGCTGATTCTTCTCTGTAATAGCCACTTGGGAAATTAGAATCACCATATAATATTTTAAGAGGATTTGTATAACCAGTCCTTGATATTAATTTATCTATGAAGTTTGGATCTTCGCCAAACCTCACTTGATATGATAAATTAATTGTATATTGATTTATTCTACCATTAATTTTTTTAACAGACATTGAGGTTATGTAATTTGGATATTTATCTCCAGTATTTCCATAACCACCTATTTTAGTTCCATTAAAATCTAGTACTATTGTTGGTGCTTCTACAAGTGTTGGATATGATAATAAATTTGTAGCTTTGCCAGTTAAAATTTTCTTAGGTTTATCTTTTTCAAAATCCGCTAATTCAACTTGCTGTGTAACTAAAGGTTCCTTATATGCGCCAGTAGTAACTGTAGCAGTTTCAAAATTAGTCTTAGCAAGTGCTAATTTTAGATCATCTCTAAATCTTGAAATTTTATTAGCTACTTCATCTTCTTCTTGTTGTGCTATATATCTATAATTGTTAGATGAATATAGAGTGGTTATGGCTTGACGCATATCAATACCAGTACCAGCATCTTCTGAAGCAATAGAAGTGCCATCTGGTAATTGCATTTCTCCACCACCATTACCTATATATCTATGCACCCGTTTAAAGCCATTATATCTAGAATCTGACATAGTTTTTACTGAAATGGACTTATTCCATCTACTTGAGCCTGGTACATTATCATCTCCACCACCACCGGCTTCAGCTAACTTGCCATTTCCTATATAAAGGGCTACGTGATTATCTTTACATAGTACATCACCCTTTTGTAATGCACTCTTAGCGGGATGCCCTAGATTTTTAAATAGCGGAGATGAATCATACCCTTTACCCTTATGGAAATCATATGAAGAACCCTTTTGGCATATTTTAAGCATAACGGGTTCTCCACCACCATGTGAAAAAGCAGCGTGTACAAACGGGTTGCAACAATAGGTAAACTCATAATTTTTTATACCAGTTTTAGCTCTGCCACCTTTTTGTGTATTTGTACCACAAAAATAGCAGCCATTATGATGAGCCGGTTTACCATAGCCATAATGGAATCTATTATCATTTGCTATAGCCTCAGCCCAGGCACAAGCTCCATTTATTACATCTTGAGCACAAGTAGAAACTGCCATTAATCTCCAACTCTTAGTAAACTTAAATTAGTTAAAAACCCGCTACCCGCCAACATATCTTGCTGACCTGTAACTGCATATAATCCACTCGAAATGTGTTTTTGTCCATAGAACACCACATTTACTTGTACATAATCCATTAATGAAACAGGCTTTAATAAGCCCCTCATTGTTAGTTGAGCAGATATTGGATATGCAGTCATCTGAGTCCACCAATTTTTCTGAATTTCATTTAATATATTTGATGAACCTATAAGATTTGGTGAATATTGTAAAGTACTTTGACCTGCATTATTTATACCATATAAATATTCACTAGAAACAGACTCCGTTTTATAAAGCATAGACCACGCTTCATTATTATTTATTTTGAAATCATAAATATCATTCCCATCAGGAAATCCAACTGTTATTTCAAATAAATTATTAGTAGGTGCTGATGCTTTATTAGCTTTACTTAATTCATTTATTTTAAAATAAGCACCATTAGTATTATCTTCATATGTAATAAAATAAGAAGAATTTCTTATTACATCATCGACACTATTAGTAATATTACTCATACAACCAACTAAATAATTTATATAGGATAATACATTCTTATTATCTTTTGCAGCTATATTTAATACTGTATCATTAGTTGGTAACCAATTTTTACTATTAACTTCTGTAAGATTTCTCATACCAGGAAAAGCAGATAGTAACAATTCTGATGTTTCAGTATTATTATATAATAAATCTCTAATTACATTTGATGGTTTATCTACAGTTGCTTTAAAATCAAATGTAGCACTAGTTACATAATTGCAAGCAGAAGTAGCATATATAGTATATGTAATTCTTGAACCCGCATAATCTCTATTATTTACTACATTTGTAATAATTGCTTCTGAATCTTTAAATAAAGCACCACTTTCACAATCTCCATACCTAATTGAAATTTTATTGTATCTTATAGTTGATAATAATTTATCAATTAAGTTTGGATCTTCACCTGGTCTTATTTGATATACTAAACCAATAGTGTATTGGTTTATTTCTCCATTAATTTTTTTAACATCTAACCTAGATATATAATTAGGATAATCATCTGTAGAAGCTTTATAACTACCAATTACATATTCACCTAATGTTATTTCAACAAAAGGTGCTTGTACTAAAGCATCTGATAAACTAAATGAAGCTTTAGTTGTAATTAATTTTTCTTTTTCTGTTCTCTCTGGACCGCTTCCCACAATAGCTTCAGGGAAAGCTGCTGTACTATTAATTGGAGTAAATGCCGTTTTTGATATATAATTTTTTAGATTAGTTGTTAATTCGTTAGACCTTTGTGCAAGGCCAATACTATATTCTGATTCTCTAAGATTTATATATCTATAATTATCAGATGAATATAATCTATTTATTCTCTGCTGCATATTGACTGATGAAACCATTTCAAGAGTTTCATCAGCACCTGACATTTTTACGTCCCATTCGTGAGCGTATTTAATTCTAGCAGCCATATTAGGCGTACCAGCACGCTCAAATTTTTCTTCAAACCCCTTTGTCATTTTATCAAGGGATAAAGAATCATTTTTTAAAACATTATTTGCAGCTTTTTCAGAATGTTCTAATTCATAAACTAAATATGCAACTTGTCCATCTACACTTTTCCAAGAGCCACTAGCCGAATGTGCAGCTGCGTATGTTTGCATAGCAGTTTTTCTGCCAAATGTCCATTGGCATAAGCCTTCAGAACCATTACCATCATAAGAACCACCAGTATAAACTCTTATACCAGACTCTTGTTGCATATTACCTAATACTGCACAACATGCTTTATGCGAATATCCATATTTTTGTAATTCAAAATATACTTTAGCGCCTGTGCCATATTTAGAAATATACCATTCTTTAGATTTGGTAGTTGTATCAGCTGTACCGCCAGCTAGTATACCTGAAGGATTACCAAAATCTACAGGATTATAAATAAATCCATTAAAGTATGAATTTAAGTATCCAAGCTTCCAAGCGCTGGTTCCTCTTTTACCATTACCTGGATATAAAGTTTGATTCTTTAATGGACCTGAAGACCAACCTGATTGAGATATTTCTATACTTTGAATCTTACCTTTAGCCACATTTACCTTTTCTACAAAAGCTACGTGACCAGGGGCACCTTCAGAAGCACCATTATATCCCCAACAAGCAATGGCACCTGGCTTTGGAACTAATCCGCCAGATAACCCTCCATTAGTCATTATTCTATAGAAGGAACAAGCATTTCCCCTGCCATATTTCCATTTTAAGCTACGGCCAGCTACAGCCATTACTTCAAGAAAGCGGCCCCAAACCCACCAAGTACAGTTACCACCTGTACTTGGATTAATTTCAAATGGATTTAATGAGCCTTGCGCTACATAATAGGTTAAATTCTTAACTTGACTATATTTAGTTGGACCTTCTCTTTTAGAAAATGTGTAAGCCATTACTTGTGTGAATTATAATGAATTTTTGTGTCTGGATATATACCAAATAGCGCTAATGATTCTGTATCAGCACTACTATCTTGTGCCCAAGGTACATAAATATCTGATAATCTTGGGCAATATCCAAATACATTACTACCCATACCTGTTAATTCAGACCTAAAATAAACTTTTTCTAAATGCATACAGTTATAAAAAGCTTTATTACCTATATACTCTAAAGAACTTGGAAAAGAAACTTCCTTAAGAGAATTACATTTCAAAAAAGCGCTAAAGCCTATATCTGTTGTACCTGGTTTTATTTCTAATCTTTCTCCAATATCAGGTATTTCATAAAAACAAGCCTGAGGAATTGTTTTACTAAAATATTTTAATGGGTTTATACCCTTACTTAAGAAAAATTTAGTAAATTCCGGCATATATACATTACCAAACTCATCAAGAATATCAGTATAAACTGCATTTAAATCATTTCTTTGCAGTTCAGCTTTATGCCTTATTAAAAAGTTCCTCATATCATCATCTAGTTCATAACTCATTTTTCAAATTCCAATCCAGCATTTAGTGATGGTAAATATAATACTGTACCTACTTTTGGAGAAGTAAACGGATCAATGATTCTATTATAGTCGCATATCACCCAATAATAAGTAGGATTATTATAAAATTCTAATGCAATAGTATCATAGGTGTCTTTTTCTTTAACTATATATGTTTGAATTTTAGATGTATCTACAAATTCTTTTAACCAATGTCTTGTTTCAAGTTGATATTTATCATCTAGATTATTATAATAATAGGATAAGCCATTATATCTTGAATAATATTTACTTGATTTAATTGCTCTATTTGTTAATACATTCATACATACATACCTCTCATAACACTGCCACCACCAGAGCTACTAGAAACTTGTGAGTAGCTTGTTGATGAAGATGTGTTACTACTATTGCTTGGAGTAGCTGTGAATCCCGCAGTAGCTCTGTATTTACCACCAACGTCAGGTAAAATACTAGCACTATATGGTGTAATTTCGCTCACACCAAATGATATAGAAACAACAGCATATTTATATATTGCTTTATCAGCTGTACCATAATTTATTATTGGTAAGCTATAAGTAACACCAACGCTACCGGTAACTACACCCTTTATATAAATTTCATCTCTTATTTTTAATGAAACAACAGGTGGATTCACTATTTTACTAGCAGAATCATAATCAGGTAACACTAAAGCATCTAAATTTGTTACTAATGCATCTACCATATCAGGTACACCTGGGTTATACTCTCTACATAAATCTCTATGTAGTGTAAAACTTACCTGCACACTTCTTGGTCCAGAATGCTGGTATGAATAGATAGGGGCGCTCCTACTTAAAGGGGTATTTTCAGCAAACGAAGCCCCCATACTATCAGAAATAGCATCTGGATCAACAGGTATTATGAGCTTGTGAGCAGGGTGGTCTGCTGGTAAATGATGTAAAACTATATAATTTTCGGTCGGTATTCTTAAATTTGATTTTCTTTTTACACTTATAGCCATTTATTAATTCCCATACGGATAATCATTTATAAACGAATCACTGTTTCTAGTAGTATTAATGACTTGTTCAAGATTCTTAGTTACATAACCTAAATTATCAGTAACTACAATATTATTGTAATTTCTACCAACATCACTTACTAATTTTCTATATTGTGGATACCAATAATTAGCAAAATGATTAGCACCAAATGTATTATCTAATACTTTACTCATAGCTAATAGCAACCTATCCATATTATTGTTTATACTATCAAGATTGTTAATTGCATTCCACAATAAGAATTCTATTAATGTGTCTGAAAAAGGTACTTGTGTTGAATATGGCATTTCCATAAGTTTTAAACTTGATGTATATAAATAATCCACAAGTGTTGCTGGTAGCATTTCAACTTCAGAATCATCTAATATCTTTTCAGATTGAGTGTTAGTATAATTACCCTCTAATATTACTATACTAGCATCATATGATTTCGGTACTTGTATTAAAAGATATAAATTATCTTCTAAGTAATCATATAAAGCACAATTTTCTTCAGTTATATCATATACATATTGTTTAGCTATTTCTTGATCATAACTTGAATAATATACTGTACCCTCTACCATATATGTATCAGAAGTAGGAACTAAGCTACCAGATTCATCTTTAACTCTCCAAGGGAAAGTTTCTCTTCTAGGTCTTATAGCATATGTAGAATTCATATCAAATACAGCAGTACCTGTTAATTGCACAAATTCTCCATTTGTTAATATATAGTATGTTTCAGGCTTTTGTCTAAACCCAGTTGCTAAATAGAAATCAGTAGTATTCATAATGAAATAATATTCAGCAACAGTTACATATTCTTCATTCATATACACATAGTATTGTGTAGTGCTTGAATATGTATCACCAGCAGAACATTGTATATATTGACCATCTGCATTATGAATATAGTAGAAAGTTTTATTTCTATTAAATGTTTCTTCGCCTAATTCATAGTTCCAAACTTCAAATACACCATTAGTTCTTGTATAGTATACTTCTGAAGTACTATATGTGTGATATTTAGAACATCTATCCCATAAACAAACGGTTTGGAAATCCGGTGTGTCATACAATCTAGTTGCATCAGTAACTAATTCTATAGTTTTATTATCATCATCATAAGAAGCAGATAATTCATCTTCGTCCATATATAATGTATCGTCTATTTCCCAAGTTTCAATATCTGTATATATGGTTTTGCCTTCTCTCCAGAAATATCTTTTATTCATATTAAATGTAGAATCTATTCTACCAGTCGCAGGTTCAACACCTATATATAACTGTGTACCTTCAGCTGTTTCTGGAGTTAAATTTGTTACTAAATATGTATGACCTGTAGCACTTGTTTTTAATGTATAATAGTGTTTATCATTATCAAACTCACTATCTGCAGTACATCTCACTATTACGCCATTATCAGAATAATAGTAGTTAGTTTTGTTTGCAATAAATTCTTCATATGTAAGATCTTGTGCAATATCATAAATACCATCATTCCTAATATAGTAAAATACTCTTGGCAAAGCATTTTCATATAGTTCTACATAATAATTATCATTATGTAAATAATCAAGCACAGCTACAGATTTTTCAAAATATGTAACTTTTCTAGTTTCAGGTATGTTGTTATACCTAATAACAATAGGGGCTTTAAACCTCATATTAGATTTATTTTGTATAACATCAGTTCTATGTAGTTTAATATACTTATTAGTAGCATCTACACCATTTCCAAAGCGTGTATTATTCAATAATATTAAATTATTATTTTTAATAAATGCAGGGGCAAATGTAGTAACTTCTAAATTATCCATACATATAGTATAATCTGTATTAAACCTAATAGGAACTTTATATACTTTTGTATTATAATCTGCAGAAGTTCTTTCTATACCTGAATTTGATATATGATGTACTTGTAATATCTTATTACTAAAACAATTATATAATGGCATAAGATTTAAGTCATACATATCTCTAAGACTTCTAAGATATTTACCTAATCTTTCGTGAGTTAAAGAATCATATCCCTCAGAATTAGAAATATAGTTAGTGCATAACTTATCATTCTTATCACCAAAATAATATTCAGTTATAACCCTGTAAGTAGCCCTATCACCATCAAATTTTACATTTTTAAATCCAGTAACAATATAGCCACTTTTAGTACATTTTATAATTTCACACTTATAAACATATAATCTATCTTCAATTATATAATCAAAATCTCTTACTGTTCTTATTAATGGTAAATATGTACTAATTAAAAGATTTTTTATAAAGTTTGATGTTGTAGTAACTTTGTTAAATTCTTGCATTATTTTATCCAATAATTAATTATGCATTAACTTTATCAGCAGTTGTAGAATTAGAAGTTGTATCGTCAAAGTAATTGAATAAAGCATCATTGAGTACTGTATTATCACCTGTAAAGGTAGCCATCATAGCATCTTCATCAGCAAATATACTTGCGAAGGATCTGAGTACAGCATTATTCATACCTTCAACAGAAACAGCAAATGCATAACCATCGCCATTCTCTAATTTCATTAATGTCTTAGATAATTCTTTTAATACACCTAATGTTTCATCTTCAGCATCAGCTTCCCAATCAGATGCAGATGCATAAGAAGTTTGAATAGCATTAGTTAAACTTGTTTGTTTAAATGTTTTAAAATTAGAAGTAGAACTATCAGCAGTAGTAACTACAGAAGTTGATTCTGATGAGCCTAATAAATTTATCAAATTATTCTCACCAAGACCTGATTGTGCTTCTGTAAGCATCTTTATAAAACTAGCACCACCAATAGCGTATTGCGTTGCAGCTGGACCCAGTTTAGCCAAATTCAGTGCTTTACCTAAAATACCGCCAACTTTACTAAAACCATCAAGTAAATCATATGATATATCAGCTATTCTATATGTGGTGTATAAAGCATTATTTTCAGCAACATTAGAACCAAATGCATAACTAAAGTTAGCAAAGAAATTTTCAAATTGCTCTGAAGCTAATGTATTTGCAGCCACCATGTCTGTTACTGCATTTGCAGTAATTGTAGAAGCTTGATTTGCATTTACAATAGAACTAGATATAGAACCTAGCTTGCTATATACATTTTGAATAGCTTCCATATCAGATACACTCATATTGAATAAGCTTGAATATGATGATTTTAATACTAAATTATCGCTTGTGTTTGTAGCAATTTCATTTAAGTATTCTATAATGGAAGTTAATAAGTTAGCAGTATCGGTAGAACTTAAGCCTTGTTGTAGTATATCGGCATAATCCATACCTATTCTATCCATAGATAATAAGAATAATCTTTGTATGCTTTCATCACCAGCTAAAGCCGATACATTACCAGAACCTAATGCATTTATACCACTTGCTATGGCACTTACAATATTATCACTTAATCCAGATGCATACATAGCACCAATATAAGATTGGATTGTTGAATTAAAGTTTGTAATATCTGAAGCTGTGGAAATACTTGCATCTAATACTGCATCGGTAACACTATCAAATAATCCTGTAAGATAACTTGCGTCTCCAAATACTGGAGAATTTAATAGTCTTCTTAATTGTAATTCTACACCAAATTGATTTACAGAATTTTGTTCACCTAATCTTACTAATCTAGTTAAACCAGCATTTGCTACATCAAATGATGTTAATGTTCTATCCTTAATAGTTTGTAATAATGCTCTTTGCTCTATATCGGTAACCAAGCCTTGATTGGTTAAGTCTGCAATTTGATTTAAATAATCAGTCTGTTTTACTAACCTACTAAATCCTATTGCATTTTCTACATCATCTTGAATAGAATAATAATCTATTCCAGCACCATATAAATTAGCTTGTATTTTACCGAAGTAATTCTCCATAGCACTGGCAGCTTGGTTTATTGACTTAGTCATATCTTTTCTAAGTTCACCAAGGCCAGCTTGGATAAGTTTCACAGTTGAAGAAACAATTTCTATAACTTTTCTTATAACTGATATTTCTGGTACCGCTACATCTAGTATTGTATTTAAGCCAGCTAAAGCATCATTTTCAGAAAAAGAATTTTCAGGATTCATTCCCAAAGTATTTAAGAAATTATCATATTCTTCAGAATTTTCACCCCTTAGCTTATGTTTTAAATTTTTTTGTGCTCTTTCCTCATTATCCAATTCAGCTAATTCTGATTGTCTGTCTAAAAATGGCATTGAGGTGTTTGCCTTAATTCTTTGCCTTTTTATAGCTATTCTTTCAAGCTTTTTATCTATATCATCTTCAGCTGCTCGTCTTTTTTCTGCTAATTCTAATAATTCTTTTTCATCGGCTATAGATATACCATACTTTTCTTCAAGTTGCCGTGTTATTTCAGCTATTTTATTAGACTCATTATCATAATCTTCTTGTAATTTTTTATAGTATGCATCTAAGTCCTGATGTCTAGCACCTGCATTTTTATCTCGAATCTTCTCAACTCTCTTCATTTTTTCGGCTAAGTTATCGAGTTCCTTTTGTGCTTTTAATACACCATTTACAGAAAAATCTATATCTATTGTATTACTATTTGATAAATACTCATCAAATAGTTTTTTACCTACTCTTGCATTTCCTATTATACCATTAGGGCTTTTTGCATTGAACTTTGTGTCCGTATTAGCCATTAATTGTTGCCTTTATTTTTAGCAGCATCCATAATTCGTTTTTGCTCTTCCAAATCTTTTAATATAAGTTTTAATAAAGCTTTTCTTTCAACAGAAGTTATATCATCTAATTCTGTAAAAGAAGTATTTATTCTTTTAGAAATTTGATATTTCTCCTGAATGATATTATTCATAGTGACTGATTTAAATTCAGGATCATTCACTACCAGGTCTAAAAAATGTTTGGTTGATGCGAAAGGGTACTTGATATGTAGTTTTACATATCTTACACTCTCCTTCAACACTTAAATCTATACCAATTTTGTTGTTTATCAAGTCTATTCTGTTTATAATAGCATTAGTATCAGCTAATGGTAAATTTTTAACCCACTCTTCTAATGTAAATGCATTAGGTTTTTCATCATCTAATTCTTCGATTGATGCTATTATGTTATAAAGAATTACTGGATTTTCCTCTGTATCTTTATGTCTACGCCTATATTCTTTTACTTTAGTGGATATTCTATCCAACATTCTTGGAGTTTGTAAAGTAAGTCTTACTTTGTTACCCGATTTTGGTAATTCAAGCTCTAATAAATCAACTAATGAATCATCATATTCTTTTACTTCTAATTCATCTAAATGTAATTTTGTAATTTGTTCAAACCCACAGTATGGGCATCTTCCTCTAAGTTCATACTCATTACCAAAAGTTACAACTCTTAACATAAACATAAGATACTGGAAATCACCAAGGCATAAATCATATGCAGAAATACCCAAATCAGACTCTATACAATCATCTATAATTTGTGCCATTATTTTTTGGCTATCTTCTGTTGTTGACAGTCTTAACATTTCGTGCCTTGTAGTCATACTACTTAACACTACTTCTGGATTAACTTCCTCTTCATATATTAAACCTTTTGAGGGTAATGTAAATACCTCAGCAATTCTTGTATTACTTGACATTTTTTCTCCTTTGTTAGTTATGTTAAAAAAATAAAGTCAACATAAGATAAAGACCCTATGTTGACTTATAATTCTAATTTCAACGGAATCTTACATATTTGTATTACAATTAATAGTTAGTTTTCTTTAATAAATTCAATAATTAGTTATCTTTTGAGATTCCATATATAATAATTTAGCATTATTTTATGCTAAATTTCATCAGACTCTTCTTCTTCAAATTCATTTTCTAAATCATCAAAAGTAATCTGATCGTTATTATCTTTTCTAAATCTGTATTCATTACCCTTCTTGAACTGACCTTTCTTTCTAGCTTCAATATTTGAAGTTTTGATAGTTTCTTCATCAGAATCAAGAACTTCTTCCTCATCATCAAATATACTTAACTGTCTATTATCATATTCTTTATCATAAATAGCCGGATAAATATATTTTTGATATAATCTTTCATCATGTGATTCCATATAATTAATATAATTAAAAATCACAGAAGCAATTTTTATCAACCAGGAAGAATCACTTAAGCATAAAATAATATGTTTACAACCAGGACCTTTATTATCAATAGGATTAGTAATATCCGCAGGTCTGTTTTCAGGTTCCCCAATCAATAAACCTTTTCTTGTTGCCCAATATTTAAATCTATATCTAAAATCAGGACAAGAACAATTTATATACACATCGTCTCTATTAAAAGCATTCATTAAAGCTTTTAATATAATTTTTCTATCAACCTGTTCAATATTATTTTTAGCTATTTCTTTATGTAATTCATCTAAAGCACCAACAAAAGACATTCTAACCTTATAGATATTTGTTTCTCCCCTAATATCAACACTAACATCTAAAGTGTCTGTTTTGAAGAATTTATCCATATCCATATTGTTAAAATGCTTTATAGAAGGTGCAATACTTGATCTTAATCTTCTTTTATATCTATTTGCACCATAATATTGGTTTTGAGGTGCATAATCAGCACCTTTCTTAGACTGCGATAATAATGCACTTCGTCTATCTTCTAAAAGGATATTTTTTGACATTATTAAATACCAAGTGGCTAGCCAGCAATTAAGCCAGCTAGCCATTTACATTTTTATTAAACTGTTTCGCTATAAGAATCAACTACTGCTCTATCATATTCGATAGTGCATCTAATCTTACGAGCACCATTAGCATCTACAGAAAAAGCATCTTCATCAATACTAGAAATCCAGCAGCCATCTAATCTCCAAGTTCTTACAATCTGATTGTAATCAGGAGTATATTCTATTAAGTTAGCAGTAACTTTATAATCAGCTTGCTGACCAACTGTTTGATACATTGGATTGCCAGATCTAGCCTGCCAAGCCATAAGAATATCTTTAGTTTCTGCACCTATGAAGTCATAGCATTCAAGACTACCTGATGACCAAGAAAGTACACCAGCATATTTAACTGCAGTGTTTCCTCTTCTAACCTCGATAGCATTTTGGCTGAAATGAGGAACTGATGCTGAAGAAACAGAAAGCCTAATCATTTCCTTAGCTCTTGGGAATGTCTTTGTTTCATTACCATATGCGGCAATATTATTTAAAGCATCACTGATAACAAAATCAAAGTTATTACCTCTTTGAATTTCAAATAATTCCTTATTGTCAGAGAAATGATAAGCACCTACACTAGTTGCTCTTGCTTGTTGTGCCATTTGTTATCTCCTTACTCTACCTCTGCAACAGTTACTTCACTATTCTCTAATTGAACTTGAAGTTCAAATACCTCAACTGAATTGATTGGTACAATTCTAATAGCTGCAAGAATCTTGTATGAAGGTACAGTTTGTCCTGTTTCAGGGTCTACATTATATTTTACAATACTATAGTCTGCAAGAATATAGTTAGATACCATAGTTTCTAATAATGGTGTAACTAAATTCTTGAAGCTTAACCATAATACATCTGTATTTTGCTCGAATAATAAGCTCTGTGAAGCTTCATATAATCTCTTCTTAATGTCAGAAACTGTGTCTCTAATGTTAAGGAATGAAGTAGCTTTAGTACCATTAGAATTATTTCTCAATGTTCTATTTCCCCAAATGCAATAGCCATAATTTCTAATGTATGTAATTGGGTTAATTGATATTGAAGCAGAACCTAAGTTTTCAACATCACCAGGGATAATCTGATACGAATCTGCAACATTATTTGTTAATGTGAAATTAGTATGTAATCCTGCACAATATGGAACTGGGCCTCTACTTACACCAGATACAGCTAACCATGGGTTGTAGTTCTTTAACTGTTGTGCTAAAGCACTTAAGAATGCTAATGAACCAGGCATTTGACTAATATTCTCATTTATGCCATAGTTATTTGATGAACCACCAGACACAGCTGCGTGTGTGCAAGTATACCAAGGTGTAAACATAGTTCCATAAGAACCAGTTTCAGTTGTTATATTTGAAAATTCATCTCTAATCCTAGTTATTACTGAGTATGTATCTGTAGCATAAATAGATCTATTTGGATTATTAGTGTGATCAATAAGTGCAACTGCATCTTCTCTTGTAGCAGCTAATCTGATCATCTGTTCTGCTAATGGCGATGTACCATAAACCTTACCTGAAGCATCAGGATCAGCTAATGGACCATATTCAAATGTTGGGTAGCCACCAGATGTGATATATTTAACAGCATAGTCGCCCATTGAATCGAATGAATAGTCTGAACCATTCACTGCACTAGCTTCATCATAACCATTAAATCTAGCCTCTAAGCCTTTATACATAGAAGTAACTGAAATGTCAGCACCTTTATAGTATACAGTACCTGATTGAACAGTCTCATCATCTGTTCTTACATAGTTACTCTCAACTTCGATGAACCAACCTTCAGCTACTGGACTAGCACTAACATTGGCAGGGTCGTTCATATCAACTGGCTCAAATGAGGAGTTCATCTGCTCATAATATACTGGAATACCTAATGATAATAAGTATAAAGCATATCTATATCCAGGATCTGGGTCTCCAGCTGATGTGCTAGTTGGGCCTTGGAACATAAGTGCTTGTTGAACAGTTGATATATAATATGCTTTAACTTCACCTAAAGCACCACCAGAAGCTTGGAAATCAATGTACATATCATCAGTGTAAATATATTGATCTCCGTATTTAACCATCCAGCCATTATCTGAAGGAACTGTTGATGATGTAAATACTAATAAACCCTCATAGCTTTCTAACTTCGGTAAAGCTGCCATAGTAACAGTTACAGTGCTTTCAACTGCAGCAGCAGTAGCTAAGTAATAAACAACACCCTCTACTGGCTTCCAAGTACTATCTACTGGTACATTGGTATAAAAACCTGTAGCTGTAACTGCTTCTATTGTGCTTTCTGCAGCCATAGGGGCATCATATGTAATGTTATTAACACCAGCAACTATCGAAGGTGTTGCAGGTGGCATATAACCTGGAATAGCATATGAAGGGAATCCATAAGAAGAAGCTGTAGCTATTGGATATGGCTGATCTGTAGGGAATGTAGGACAATCGTCTACACCACCATTACCAAATAATCTTAAGAATTCATACTTAGAAGTAACTAAAGTTGGAGTTCTAAACAGAGTAGCACCATCTGTGAATGTAGGTGAAGCTCCATTATTACTAAAACCTGGAACATATACTACATCGTATGAAGAAAGTGCTTCAACATTAGAAGTATTGTCAACTTCTGTTATAATAATTCTTTGCATTTATATTTCTCCATAATTAAACTTTTTAAGTTTCATTAATCTGTAATGTCTTCCACTAATATTTCAATTTCCGCGTTGCGGTGTTCTCTTAAATCCCATAAATAAGCATCATTTATGAGTATTAAAAAAGAAAGTTTTGTGTAGTTACCCTCTATAAATCTTTCTTTTTCATTTGAATTGTCTTGTATTTCTGTATTACCCAACTCTATTCTAGCAGTATGTTTAAATTCATCATACTCTTCAGTTTCTTTATTGTAAATACCAACTTTAGGTACCACAACTTCTAATGCTGGGTAATTAATAACATTAAATATCAAGTTTCTTATAAGTACATCTGCTTCCTTAGCAAATCTTGTATAAACATTTACTTGATATGATATAGATATAGGAATAGCATTTAATATTTCAGATTGCTTACTACCTACATTAATGTCTTTACCATCATAAGATAAAGGTCTTCTTGTTGTACCATCATTTATGATATTAAAACCTCTATCTCTTTCAATATATATGAGTGGTAATTTTATAGGTTTATCACCTGTTTTATCAGCTATTGTTTCAAATACTCTTGATGTTTCATTTGGACCAAATATTTCTATTTGTGAATTATGTGTCCATGATTTAAATTTTCTTACTAATGCTTCATCATATAAATATGTAGACATTTAATATCCTATCCTGAAGACAAAGCAAAAGCTTCTTCAATTTCATTTTCATCACGAGTATAATTTGTCATAGGTCTCACTTCTTCAGATTCAAATACATTTAAATCATCACTTGCTATTAAAGCATTTACATCAAGACCATAGTTAGCTTCATCAAATGCATTAGTATATTCTGGAACTATTTCACAAGTTATTGAAGCTGGGTAAACCATGCTTGTAGCCATTTTGACTACTCTGAATAATCTCCCATTTCCATCATCAAGTCCACTTGGAACTATAAACATACTTCCTTGTTGTAAATTAGGTAAATCATAATCTACATGGATAAAAGAAGAATTTTCATCTAGTTCAGACATCCAACCCATTTTTCTTAAAGTTTGTTGTGATGGGTGTTCATCAAATATACAACCAACTAATAAGGGTGGATTATAATTAGCATCTATTTCTGCATATGTAGTGTATTTTCTACCAGGCTTTGGAGATCTATAAATAACTCTTATACCTATAAGTTTACACATTTCTCTGAAATATTGCCTATGCTGTCTTATATCAGGAGTTAATAGGATACCATATTTTTGATTATTAGTTTCCATTATTATCTCCTTTGTATAATTTAGTTATCAAAAGAATCGTCACTTTGTTCAATAAACACTGAGTAATATGGATCTAAATAATCTTCATTTAAAGATTCATTAACACCTTCAAGCTTCATATCAAGAGCTTCTAATAGTTCATCGAACTTTATGGCCATAAATTATTTCCTTTTTACAGTACCATAAACTCTTACAGACTCATTAAGCTCATTTTTACTTCTATAGTTATAGTTTAATGATTCACATACAAGTTTATTGTCCTTTACAGAACCAGAAAGTTTATAAGTTTTCTTACCCCTACTAATTTGCTTATTATAACCTTCAAATTTGCCATTACCTAAAGATTCAAACACAAATTGAGTTTCTTTAATATTTCCAGAATCAAACTTAATAATACCTTCTATAAAAAGCTTATTATTTTTAGAACTTACACCAGTAGTTTTAAAACTTTTTACATTTTCATAGCAGTTTCTTAAATATGATTCACCAAGACCATTGAAAGATTCTTCATCAAAATCTTCAAAATCCTCTTCCCCAATTTCTTCTTCAGGCTCATCTTCAGCTTCTTCCATTTCATCTTTGATAGCTTCAAAATCTTCTTCATCATCTGTATCAAGAGCATCAGTAGCAGCATCAATTACTTCTGAAGATTCATCAGAAATAGGAACTATCATTTCTTCTCCAGAATCTTCAATAGACATATCTTCCATACCTATATCTTCTGATTCAGGTTCTTTCGGAGAAGTTTCAATAACAACTCCACCATCTTCTTTGGTAGTCATTGTCATTGTTTCATCTTCTGTAGTTACTGAAACATCTTCGATGTCTTCTTTTAACTCTTTATCACAACCCTCTTTAATAGCTTCTTTATCACAAGCTTCATTAATAGGATCTTCGTGTTTATCTCCGTGAAGTGCTTCAACACCTTCAAGCTCATCTACACCTTCAAGTTCTTCTACTCCACGAATTTCATCATTATCATAAAGCTCTTCAACACCATCAAGCTTCATCTCTTCTGTTAATGATTCTTCTAAATCATCTTCTTCTACTTCTTCAGCTGCATCTTCAATATCTACATCTGGAAGACCAACTTCTTCTTCTGTTTCTTCTTCCTCGAAAGAATCAGCTTGTTCTTGATTAAATGGAGCTATCTCACCAATAATAAAATATCCTTCATTTGACATACAATATGGACACTCAATATCCTTGCAAGCTTCACCTTCTTCGTCCATAGAAATATTTTCTTTATCCTCAAAGATATGACTATGGCATACTGTACATTCAAGAACTACTTTACCCTCGTAGGATTTTGCTAAATCTTCTTCTGCTTCTGCTTTAAGATCATAGATATCCATCATTTCTTCATCTGGATCTACTGCAGCATCATCTAAAAATGATCTTAATTCAGTTATTCCAGAAGCATCAAGAGAAATATCCTCTGATTCCAGGAGATTTAATTGCTTGAATGCCTCTGTAATGTAATTACTCATTTAATATTCTCCTTGTTAAACTTTTACTAATCTATAGGAAAATAAAGCTCTGAATTATTTACTAGAGCTTCCCTTAATTCTTTAAGTTCTTCTTGACCTTCTTGAAGAATTGTTTCTCCATCACCTTGCCATAAAGCATTACTTTGAGTATATCTAGATCTTATTCTACCTATAGTTACTTTTGTTAAGGCTAAAGAAAGTCTCACAAGAATATCTTCCCAGTATTCAGATTGTATCTCTTCAACATCTTTAATTACTGGTATATATTCGATAGTTATGTAATCAGGTGTACCCGTAGATGTATTAATATACAACTTTTTAGTAACTTTATCAAACTTAAATGCTAAATCTGTTGATGTAGTATTTCTAATTTGTTGTAAAGTTGTCCATGCGGAATAATTATATACGGCATCTTGGAAATATTTTAAATTTCCCATACCTGATAACATTTGCCATTGAGCTACTTGCATAGGATCATATGAAGAACTAGAAGTTGTATTACCTCCAAGTTCATCTGTCCTATATATCATAACGACATAATTTACATTTAATTCCTCACCATTAGTGTAATCAGGGTCTGATAAATCAATACACTGCTTAAATGGTATAGTAATTAATCTTGTAGTTGTTATATACCTCTGCAATTCTCTTATAGCACTTGCGATTACTTTATCTATTGTTTCATCTTCTAATTCGAATTCAAGTAGGTCACCAGTTAATTTTAATTTAATTTCATCTCTTACATCTTGTAAACTAGTCAT